TGGCGCGCTGGTGAAAACCGCACTAATAACGCACGCGTGGCTAGACTGCCCCATTCCCGACTATCGTGGTTATGGTGACGGATGCCGTCGCGTCGAGCGGTTCTTGCGGCACTACGGCGACATCTATCCGATCATTCTGCTGGACAACGGATCAAGCCCGACAACGTGTGAACGCTTTTCGAAAAAGCACGGCGTCGATGTTCGCAACCTTCAGCCGAACTACGCCCGCGGGCGGTTCGCCGAGCACGATTATAAGAACGTCTGGCGCGCCTATTGGCAGTTGAAAGAACTGCTTGCCGAGTACGACAAGCTGTATTTCCTCGCCACGGACGCGTACATCGTGAGCCAGCGGCTCATGGACTATCTCGAAGCGATCGAGTCAGGCTGGACCACGTTATGGTGCCCGGTCTACGAGTGCCCGGCGTCGGAGATCCAGGTCATCACGCGAGGATGCCGGGAGTTCGAAAACTTCTTTTCCGGCGAGTGTAACCCCGACCGTTTCAACGGACTTTGGGAAGAAATCTCGCTGCCGTTTACCCGTGTGGTGAAGGGACATTGGGGCGATCGCTTCGGCGAGTTCAAGGCGAATCCATGGATCGACTATGAAGTCGGCATGGATTACTATACGCAGGTTCCTGACGACGCCCGCTTCGACGACGCGCAGTTTCCGATCATTCGACGTATCGACGGCAAGATTGTCGTAGAGGGTGGATTCGTGCCTGCAGGCGGTGAGACTTCGCGCATCCGCGAGTTCGTTCTACCGTTTATCAAGCCCGGTATGACTATCCTCGACCTCGGATTCGGGGGCGACAGTCTATGCCCGGCGGCGATCACGCTCGACCAGGTAGAGCGCTATGCAAACATGGGCTGCGATCCGCAGCATCTGACTGGCGACGCGCGCAATCTGGTGTGGTTTCGCGACGGCGTCGTCGACGTGATCCACAGCAGCCACCTGCTCGAAGATTTCGAGGACCCGCGCCCTGTGTTAACGGAGTGGCTGCGCGTTCTCAAGCCGGGCGGCATTCTATCGCTCTACCTTCCGAACGAACAGCGTTTTCGTAGGGTGTGCGAGGAAACCGGGCAGGGCTACAACCCGCACCACCGCTGCCTCGACATGTCGCTGGAGTACATGCGTCCGGTGCTGGAAGGCTTTGGACTGCAGAAAGAATTCGAACGCGACGAGCCCGAGGGCTACGGCTTCTTGATGCTCTACCGAAAGCCAGCGTAGATGCATGTCGTTTGGAATGACTGCGTCAGTCTCGGCGATACGTTGGTCTCCTTTCCAGGCACCTTAGGGCTTGCGAAAAAGCGTCAGGCCGAAGGCAAAGACGTTGCGATCGCGTGGACGAACGCCGATGTCGCGGAGTTGTTCCCACACCGGAAGTACGGTTTCCACCGGTTGACCGGCAAGCGGCCCGCATGCGTCGAGAAGATTTCCATTCACGACATGGTGCACCGGCGCAACGGGGTGCCATTTGGAGCCAAGCGCGAGCATCCGACGTCGCAGTTCCTCGCTTGGGTGGGCTTTCCGGAACTATCCGGCGAGATTCACCGTCCGGAAATAGACGACGAGTTGCCGGCTCACGTTGACGTTCCGTACGCCGACCTTCTGATTGCTCCGTACGTCTTGGCCGAGATCCCGAGATTTTGGGCGTTGAGCAATTGGCAAACCGTCGTCGACGCCGTCGATGCGAAAGTGTCAATCGCCTGCGTTGGATCGGCTCGCATGCCGGACCTTGAGGGTCTAAAGAAGATCAATCCCCACACGCAGGCACACTTCGCACAGAATCACGCCAAGATGCAGCCGTCCCTGGCGCATCCGAACCTGAAGCACTATCTCGATTTACCGCTTCGCGTTGTGGCGAACATGATGCGGCGTGCGAAGCTGGTTGTGACGGTCGATAGCGGGCCGGCTCGATTGGCTCACGCGGTTGGTTGCCATCATTTGCTTCTATGCAATAACGATGTGGCGCGCGATTGGGGAGCGTACCCCGAGGCGCACACGATCTTCACGAATTTGGCGACGCTATCGCCGCACCTGGTCATCGCCAAGGTTGCCGAACTCTATCCGAAAGGGTAACGATTGTTCTGCCCCAGCTGTCATTTGCAAGCAATCCATCTGTACCGCCTGCACGATGGGCGTGTGGTATCGCGTTGCCACTATTGCGGATTAAGTGAGCCGCTAGGGTCGGCGAATACATGAAGTCGCCCCTTATCATCGTTGGTCGGGATGACCGTATCGGGGATGCGATCTGCGCGTTTCCGGCGATCCACGCCTTAGTCGAGCAGTTCCGTGAGGAATCCGACGTCTACCTGGCGTTGGCGAACCGCGACGTCGGCAAGATCATGAAGTGGCCGGAGGGTGTGCAGGACCTGTTCGATTGCCATCCGCCGTTTGCGTATGGGCAACCCGACGTCTTTGTTTTGCAGGCGTATGCGTCGATCGCTGGCGAGTTCCGGCGCGAGCAGATGCACCTCACGCAGCACTTCTTCGCGTGGGCCGGCTTAGATGTTCCCGAGATGCCGCCTCAGCCTGAGCTGATCGACGGACTCGAGCCGAACGACAAGTATCCCGCCTACGACTATGTGGTCGCTCCGTGGTCGAAAGACCCAGCGCGCGGCATGACGACCGACGAGGCCGGCGCGTTGCTGGCGGAGATCGACCCTAGAGAGACCCGCATTGCCATTCTTGGTGCGGTCGGGGATCCGTGGCCAACAGGCCCATTTGTTGATTCTTGGTATATTGAGCGAGAGTACGGTCGCGATCTGGCCGACGTCGTTCGTATCATGCGCGCGTGCAAAAAGGCCGTCATCACGACGGACTCCGCCTGCAATCGCCTGGCGCATGCCGCCGGCATCCTTAACCACGCGTTGATCGCCACGGCGTTGACACCGTTGACCTGGCAAATGCATCCCAAGGCGTCGGTGGTTTACGCCGAGCCACATCAATGGCGCACACGCGACCTCTTGGCAGTCATCGAGGCTGCCGAGCAAGAGAAGGCAAAAGCCGAGGCGGTGCCGGCGTGAAGGTGGTCATTGCGCCTGGTGACGTAGGCGGATGCGGCCATTATCGCCTGATGGTGCCGTTCCGAGCGTTGGCCGAGCATGACGGGCTAGACGTGACGATCGTGGACACGATCAAGCATCCGGCTATTCCGGCGGCCGACCTCGTCATATTCCAACGTGCCCACACCGAGCACGTCGTCGCATTCATCGAGGATCTGGCGCAGCGTAAAGAGCGGCCGATCATTGCGATCGAGGCTGACGACAACCTGAAATCGCTGCCTCCGCGTTCGGGCTACTACCAAGTCTTTGGCAACGGGCGCCCCAATACGGTTCGGTTCCAGCGCGCAGCTCGCGCCGCGGACTTCCTGATTCTCTCGACGGAAGATCTCCTCGAGGTCTACGCAAAGGAAAACCTCCGCGCGGTCGTGTGTCCGAACGCGATCGAGGACAAGACCTTCGAGGCGTACTGTGCGCGCTTCCCATCGTCGTATTGCGAGAGCCCCAAGCGGGTTGGACAGATTCGCGTTGGGTACGTCGGCTCTATGTCGCACGTCGGCGACGTTGCGACGATCGTCAAGCCCTTGCAGAAGGTGATGGACGAACGCCCGCAGGTTCGCGCCGTGTTCTACGGCCAGGATTTGCGCGGGCTGTTTGCTCGGCAGTATTGGTCGCGGATGTCGTTCGGCGGCGCAACCGCCGCTCGCGCGACCGAAAACCAAATGCCGAGCCTTTACGGGCAATCGTTGATGCCTCGCTATTACGAGGCATTGGCCAATCTTGATCTCGACATTGGTTTGGCTCCGCTTGAACGCCACATCTTCAATCGGTCGAAGTCGAACGTGAAGGTGCTGGAGTATTCGATGGCCGGCGTGCCGGTCGTGGCGACGCGGTACGGTCCGTACGAGGCGTACGGTCGGGAAAGCCCCGACGGGATCGTAACGGTTGCGCCGGACGACGGTCGAGCGTGGGTGCGTGCGGTACTGGCCCTGGTCGATGACGGCGCGCTCCGCAAGGCGTTGGTCGATACGAGCCGCTCGTTCATTCGAGAGAAGTACGTCATGTCGGCGGTGCTGCCGAAGTGGCGTGCAGGAGTGCTCGGTTACGCCCATGCGTTATCGGAGACGATAGCGGCCTGAAATAAAGTTTCCTTCATCCCGGGTGTTAGGGCGGTGCTGTTATGCGCTTGCGTTTTCTATTGCCTCTGGCGCTCTTGGCGTTGGCCGGCTGTTGGGATCTCGGTGGATCCGGGCAGTCGTACATTCCCCCTGCGCCGCAGCAATCGACTCCGCCGTCTTTGATTGCGCGCCACAAGCGCGTGTACAGTTCGGGCGTTCCGCGATACGTCTATGTGACCGACCGCGGCAACATGAAGCTGTGGGTGTACCCCTACGGGGTGACGAACCCGCAGCCCGTTCGCTCGGCGGACCTCAACGTGCCGCTCGGGGTAACGGTTGACGCAGATGGCAGCGTCTACGTCACGCAGTGGGCCGATTCAAAGATTGCCGTCTTCAACGACGGTGCAACGGCTCAGACCGGAACGATTACCACGAACGTCGAGCACCCGACGAGCGTCACGGCCGACGCTAACGGGGACTTGTTCGTAGGCAACGAGCCCGCAGATGGGCCTCCGGTCATCCGTGAGTACGCACCGGACAACTATACGCAGATACGCTCCATCTCGGCTCCCGGCACCAACACGCTATGCGGTGGCGTGGCAGTGAACCAAGACGGCACGGTGTTCTCGGATGTCAATGTTCCTGGGCAGACCGTGTTTCTGGCCGAGGTCTACCCGATTTACCAGGTGATTTGGGCCAGCGGCGGCTGCGGTGGTGTAGCGGTCTACAACGGCGACAACATCATCCAGGGCGACCTGAGCGTGGTGGCGACGTTCTCCTCGCTCTACAAGCGCGAGCGGTGGCAAGATTTCCAGCCCTACGCCGACATTAAATTCCTAACGGCTAACGACGGCGCGGTGGCCATTCCGTTCTCGAACATCCACACGGGACAACCCGCGATCGTGGTGGTCGAATCGGATTCGGCGTCCGTTCCGTATGTTATCACCCTGCCGGCCGGGGCATTCCCTGGTGGGGCGGTGGTTGGGCCGTGATACGGCGCTTCCTGGTGTTCGGCTTGATTCTGCTGGCGCTCGGGGTGCTTACGGTGTCGCGGTTCGTGAAACCGTGGGACGATGACGAGCCGTTCGGTGGCACCGTCTAGGGCCAGCGCAGCACGCTTTTAAGTTCGCGGATTTTGCTTGCCCGGTTGTTCGATGGCTTGATGATTTCCGCTGCGAGTAACCCCTTCAATCGGTGAAACGGCGGCCCATGCTCGCCAAGAATCTCTAACGATTCTTCGGCTTCGTGCAATGCCTTGCGCGTTTCGCCCGAGCGTTTGTGGATAAGAGCTGAGACTCTACGGTTCCACGATGCTAAACGGGTATTGCGTCCGTTATTGAATTCCCGAGCGGTGTCGCACGCCGTTTGGGCTTCCAGGTGCCTCCCCGATGCGATGAGTGCTTCGGCTTCGTGCAGGTGGGAGGCCCCCCAGGCATAGGACCCTTCGGGGGACGTTGCCCTGGTATTCTTGGCGAGAGCGGTGGCGAGTTGCACCTTGCCCGCTTCGATCGCGGTCCCCGTCATCATACTTAGTGTGGTAGCGGTGGGCTGACCGATGGCGTGTTTGAGGTTCAGGGCGTCTTGTAAGTGGCCTTCGGCTTCTTCGAGCCGATTCTCGAACCGCGCAATCCCGCCCATTTGCAAGAGTGCATTGGAAACGTCGTCCAGGAGCCCGTGCTGCACGGCATAGGCGTGGTAGGCATGAGAGGCTTCCCGGCCCAACTCGGGCCCGTGTGGGCTATCACACGCCAATATGGCGTGGACGTTGAGATATTGCCGCTTGCCGAGCGGTGATAGGCTTGGGAGACTTGCGGCGTTGCGGGCGTCGATCGCCGCGGCTTCGGCAAAGTTCCCGCGTTCGTGATGGCAGAAGGCTAGGAGCGAACGGGCATCGCTGAGAGTATCGCGTGCGAGCTGCGTCGGCGTGCAACGTTCGAGCATGGCGACGGCGTGTTCAAGGGTCTTGTGGGCTTCGTTGGCCACGCCTTTGGCGTGAAGGATTTTCGCCCAAACGTGCAAGGCATACGCCGCGTGTGGACCGCACGGGTCGATACAGAACGATTCGGCCACGCGCAGGACGATCTCCGCGCTTTTCAGGTCGCCGGCCTCAAGCGATAGTTCGGCCAGGACCGCATTCCCCCACACCGCTTCATCCCCACGAAGGGATGCAACGAAGGGTGAGAGGTGCAGGATAGCGGCTTGCCCGTGTCCTGTAGCCGAAAGCGAGAGCGCGGTGTGAACCCTCGACTCCGTTGCGGTCATCCGTGGCCCTGAAGCGATTTCGACTGAGGTTTGCTTGACGATAGCGCGCGCGGCTGAGAGGTCCCGGTAGAACTGTCTACGGGAGATGCCGAGGTCTTGGGCTACCGAGCGGTGGAGTTCACCTTGCAGGTCGCAGCGTGAGATGATGGCGTGCAGGCGCTCTCCGGTATTGGGTAGACTGCGTAGCCGTTCGATCGCCGCGAGGCGATGGTTATCGTTGGTCACGATCGCTTCGCCTCATTGGCCCGCTTCTGACACGGATCACAGGTAACGTTCCCCTTACGGGGCTGCTGCGTGCAGCAGATGATGCAGAGGCCGGCCTTCCGCGCTTCTTTGCGTTGGTCGCGTTTGTATTGGCGGAAGTAGTCGGTACGATCCCCCATCGGGGCGCCATTCGACGGTGTCTCTAGCACCTCCGCGTGATCGGCCTCGCACGGAGCGCCGCAGACCTCGCAGCGATGCTCGACTCGGGCGAGGGCCGCATCGAGCCCCGCAGCGACGCGCGCGAGCCGATCGTCAGGCGTTGGCGGCACGGACGGCCTCCCGCGAGCGCTCGCAGTCGCATAGCTCGCAGCTGCGGTATTCGGAGTGCTGCGACGCGTGCCAGCGCGCGGCGTGACCGCATGCGCAGAGCGCGACCGGCGCCCGATCGACCTCCCCGCGACGCTCCTGCCATAGCCATCGCCGCTCTTGGTGCGCGAACGTCGCGGCTGTGTCGTTGGCCGGGTAGATCATTTCGTTGCCGTAGACGTTGCGAACTTCGATTTGGATCAGCATGTTGGTGGACTCCTTACTATGTCCACATCATACTGCTTCCCGCCTACTATGTCAACACCTGCGAGCAAAGATTTTCCCGGGTGAAGGAGCACGATTTGGGTATCTTCGGTTTCCTCCGCAGTCGCAAGGCCAGCGCCCCAACCTACGCGCTGAAGCCGATCGAAGGCGCACCGTACGCATCCCCAGATGCCAAGGTATTCATCGAGGGCGAGCGGGCGTTACTGACGGAGATCTATCGCCGCATAGTTACCCGGGTGTGGGCGACCTGGCGGCGGTTCGATGCCCTCACGCTGCCCCCGATTCAATCGCCGGCCTTCGTCTGCGACGCCGAACTGTCGGCCTTCGCGATCCTGCGTCAAGCGATTCTCACTGATCAGGGTGTAGGCGGCGTGATTGCTGCCGACCAGCTTCCGAACGTGGGCGATGCCGAGTTAGCCGATTGGCTCGTTCGAATGTTGGCCGAAGCCAAAAAGCGCGAGAACCGGATGGCTCGCTGGGTACCTTCATTCCGATCGCTCGTGCTTCGGATGGGCGAATGGGGCACGGCCAAGTCGTTTCATCAATTCGCCGAGGTCTGGACGCTCGACGGCAAGCGTACCATGGCGGGGCTCTGCGAACCGGCTGCTCCGGTCCGCGGCACTGGCCAGTTTTTCCGCGGCTTCCCCAAGCGTAAGGGCGGCCCACTCGGCCGAACCTACGCTACCCCTCCGGCCGAGACCACGAAGCGCAAGCCGGCGGCGAAGACGACCGCTCGGAGCAAGAAGTAGCAGATTTTCATGGGCAGAAAGCCGGGAACGCCGACCAGTCTGACGCCATCGGTGCAAAAGGCAATTTGTGAGGCGCTAGAGATTTCGGTCCCCGAGAAATATGCGGCCGAAGCAAATGGCGTTTCCGAGATGGCCTTCCACGATTGGATGCGTAAGGGCGACCGCGGCATAGAACCGTATCTCAGCTTCCGTAAAGCCGTGACGTGCGCGCGCGCGAAGGCCGTGCAAAATCTGACAAAGATTGCATTGGCCAGTGGTAAGGGTAGCTCGACGGCGACCTGGTTCTTGGAGCGTCGCTACCGAGCGGACTACGGTGCCAAAGAGCAGGTCGTCGAGCCCGATGGTACGCTGACGATTACGCAGCGACGCCTCGAGCCATCAAGGGTAAACGTCGACGAGGAGGGTCGCGCGGTTGGATAAGCCGATCGATACAAAGGTGACGATGCTGCGACCGCCCGAGAAGTTCGAGGTCGGATGGGCACCGGATGTGCTCGTGCTCAAGGTCACGTACGCGCATGAGGACGGATTACCGGACGAGGTAATCATCAGTTTAGACCCCCGCAAGGCTCCCGAGATCGCTCAGGCGATCGTCGACAACGCCAAAGAGGCGATTTACGCCGCGGTCGTCGCCGGCAGTTCGGACGGTTCGGTATCGCCGCCTTTCGGCGGGTACGCGTTGCAGTCGGCCGGCGAGCCAGAGCTTCAAAGCCAAGCCATCGATCCGTAATATGGGCGGTGCAGTTTACACCGCTGCCGAGTTGGCGCGTCGTTGTGCCTTGGCCGACACTATTGCGAGATCGCTACCGACCGAGGAGTTGGAGTGGCTGGCCGGGAGCTCCGAGTTCGCGGAAAGATTTCCAAATATCCCTGGCGCGCCACTAACGGCTGATGCCCTTGCGAGGCTGCGCCACATTAACCAGACTGACTATCGGAACCTTCTGGCAACGATTGACGTGCTAATAAATAGGCTCAACTCTCTGGAGAGCCGGACAGTCGACCCAACGAGAGGATGACGTTGCAAGAAAACACGCCGGCGGGAAATCCTGAGCCGCCGATTCCCGAAGCTGGCAGTATTCCGGTTCGATCGTTCGTCGAGGACAACTACCAGGAGCCGACTGATCCGGCGAAGTTTAAGACGCGTTGCCTCATCGGCGATTCGGAAGTCACCATCATCGGCCACTCGAAGAATCGTGCCGCTTGCATAGCGATCTCAGCGGCGGCGCAGACGATGGCCGCGATCGGCAAGCAGTTCGAGTGCGTGGAAGAGGTCGTGCTCGAGCGCGGCGAGCACACCGAACCGCTCTATCGCGTGTATTTTATCCCCGGACCGGCATCGGACCGTTGCATCTTTGGATTGGTGGTTTCGATGGCCGGAATCGAGCGCACGGCGCCGGGATCACTCGAAGTACACGATGGTCGTAAACGGAAGCCTTGATTCGCTCCGCGCGGCATTCGCCTATGCGCTGAAGCAGCGGGAGCTTGGCCACACGCACGTCGTGTTCGATCTTGAGCCGCAGCGGCAGATGTCTCACCAGGTGTACCTCTGGGAAGGCATCATCGGGTGCGTCGTTGGACGCGTGTTTCACGAAGACAGCCCCGACGACTTCAACCCCGACATGCCAACCGGCAGGACGGTCGCCTATGTTGCGGTGCGTGTGAACATTACCGACGTGATCGAAGCGGGGCGGCGAGCAAATATGCGCGATGACGATCGCCTGGCGAAGCCATTGCGCGCGAACCGCGTGCTGGCGCCACCACCGCCGAGCACCACCAGATGAACGTAATTCTTGAGCACTTGCCGGCGCAAGATGACTTTTACAACGCGCCGGAAGCCGAGGTTGCCTTCGTCGGCGGAGTCGGGACGGGCAAGACAGTCGTCGCGTCCGATGACGTCCTGAAGATGGCGGCCACATATCCGCGGTGCGGGACACGCGAGAAGCCCGGCATCGGCATCTTCTCGAACACCTATCCGCAGCTGTCGCAGGGCACGATGGGCTCGTTCTTCGAGCGTTGCGATCATTGGGGCGTTCAGTACGTCGACAAGATCCGCTCGGAACACAAGGTCTACCTCTCGACCTTCGATTGCTGGTTGGCCGTCTGGTCGGTCGATAACCCGCTCGACTTCAAGTCTCTCGAGCTCTGCTACGTGTGGATCGATGAGGCGCAAGCATGGTCCGAGATGGCGTACCATTTTGTACTGGCCAGACGTCGTGGCACCGATCGCCAGCGTCGACTTTACCCGAATATGCCGCTGAATCTTCGGATCACGGCTAATCCGCCCCACACGATGGATCATTGGCTCGTTGACAAGTGCACGAAGCCTCTGCCGGAAACCGGCAAGCCAGCGGTGCGCCTGATCTCGGCGGCCACGGAAGACAACCCGTTTTTGCCTGCGGCTTACATTCAAAGTCTCCGTCGGAACTACGACCCTGAAGTCGCTGATATTGAACTCGGCGGGAAGTTTGGCGACATTCAGCGCGGTCGCGTCTGGCGTCGGTTCAACCGTGGCCGACATGTTCTCGGCGAAACCGAAGCAAGGCGCCGCGGTCTGCCGGCCTTACGGCCGGACCCGACATTGCCGCTGTGCCTCGGGCAAGACTTCAACATCGACCCGCTCTGCTCAGTGCTGTTCCAATGGCGCCGCGTTCGCGTGAATGGATACCAAGAGGACGTGATGTATGTTCTCGATGAGTTCTATATTCGCGATTCGACGATCGACCTGGTAGCGAAGGAGTTGCTGAACCGCGGGGATCTCGCGCGCATCGCGAAACGCAACGGCATCCTGCTGTACGGCGATGCCTCTGGCTATCAGGGCAATCGGCAGACCGGCCTATCCGATTGGGAGAGTCTGCGGATGGCGCTGGCCGACCTCGGCTTCTCTGGAACGGCAAAGGTGCCAGCGGCAAACCCCGATCGCACGCTGCGGTACAAGTCTGGAAACCGGATGCTCGAGGACGCCAACGGCAACCTCGGCGTCGTGATCCACGAACGTTGTGTGAATCTGCCGCTCGACCTCGAGCGCATGTACTTCAGGCCTGGCACATCGATCGTCGAGGTGCCGAAGATCAAAGACGGCAAGCCCGTCCGCCTCGTGACGCACCTTGCGGACGCGTGGTCGTATCCGATCGTGTATGAATACCCGATCGCTGAGCGGCATCTCGCGTCCGTCAGCACGATTCGCTAAGAAAGGACTGTTCGCTTGGCGACTTGTTTCGGGGAAATGGCAAGTAAATATCTCTCTGTGATCAAAGAGAGGATACCGCTTCAAGTCTACCGCACCGAACGGTACGACTACGAGACCGGGGAATCGGTTGTCGCTATGCAGGCATTGGCTTGCGGCACGCGTTTGGAGTTCTCCTCGGAAACGGACCTAAAGAACGCACTGTGTCTTGCGGCGGCTGTCGCGATGAATAGCCACCCTAAGCCTGCACAGGTTATTGAGACCGTCGGCGAGAGGCCAAGGCGCGCTCAAATGGCGGCGGCACTCGACCCGAATAGCGTAGTCGCTCCGGATGTCTCGCGGATGGTCGGCGACGGCGAGATCCAGCCGACAGAAGAAGAAGCCGCGCCCCCGGAAGCGGACAACGTCGTCCCGATCACGGGCGCCGCGCAGCGCATCGACCCAGTTCGCGGGTCACCACCTTTGCGCCGAAATCGGCGCGTTCGCTCGGCCGATACGGCCGACGCCGTCGTCCCGGGACGCAGTCCTGCCCTGAGCATGTAAGCCCGAAAGGAGCCGAGTCATCGACTTCCAGGCATACCGCGCCGCAATCGCTCGCACACAGTGCGCTCGGTGGACGGAGCGACAGAAAAGGCTCGATGCATATCGTCGCGCGCTCAAGGGTAAACTTTATGCTCATATCGCCAATGCGTTTTCGCAGGAGCGTGACGGCGACGGGTTCAGCGGCAAGCGTATCCTGCTTGATAACCGGCGCCCCGCTACGCAGTATCCGCTCCCGATCGAGCTCGTACGCGACGTCGTGGGGTTGCTTTTCGGCGAGGACCATCGACCGCTCGTCATTTCAAAGGATGAGAAGACTCCCAGGGAATCGCAAGGCAGCGGCGGACAGTCGACGGCGAGGCGCGAGACGCCTACGACCGATTGGATTGCCGCCTTCATCAAGGATACCCAATTCTGGCTGACGATGATGGACGCGACCTGGCAGGGCTCGGTTGGCTCGGCATTCGTCGTATTGCGCGTTCTCGGCAAGCAGAAAGACGTTCCCGGAGATCCCGATCCCGAAAGCGGGGAACCGACATCGCGTCGGGAGCCAGACGGTCCGGGCAAGTATTTTTTCGAATTGTGGCCGGCCGAACAATGCACGCCGGTCTTCGATCGGCAGTCGCCCGATGACCTGATCTCAGTAAATCGGGAGTATTTCATTTCCGAGGACTCGCTACGTGCACAGGGCTACGACGTCGACGCGATCGTTCAGCAGTGGAACGCCAAGGGCAACCGTGCATGGAAGAACGCTGCCCGGATATATGCTCAGTCTCAAGTCGGGATGAACGCGAAGCAGGATTGGGTCTTGCGCGTGACGCTCGACACTAAGGCCGAGACATGGTACGAACCCGTCCCTCGCTTCATCTACGAGCGTCGCGATTGGAAACAGTCGAGTTGGATCCTCGATACAGGAAGAACGTTCGACCATGAGCTCGGCGAGGTGCCTGGGCAGTGGGTGCGGCCCTTCCCGATCGACGCGGACGACCTGTATCCAGACGGCGCGTGCATCTTCGACGCTGTCATCGACTATCAATTCCGAATCGACCGCACGGTGTCGCAGACCGGCCGCGCATTGGACTACGCCGGCGATCCACAGATGGCGCGTATTTTGGCCGCTGGCCCGGAAGCGGCTGCAGGCAAGTTCGGATTCGGCACGGACGTTGCCATGGGTGGAACGGCATCCGATGTCCTTGAGTCCTCGGCCGGCGGCGACTTAAAGTTTGTCGAGATCACGGGCCAGGGGCTCGAGGTCGCGATCGATACGTACGTGGAAACGCTGCGCGATCTCGCGCGCGAAGCCGGCGCGATGTCCCGCGTGACCCCCGACTCCAAAACCGGAGCCTCTGGCCCGCTTTCGGCGGCCGCGATGAAGCTCCTAAACTTCGCCCAACTCGTTCTCTGCGGTATTTTGCGGCAAACATGCGGTGAACACGCCGGTTCGCGCCTCCTACGCCTGGCTATGCGTATGGCGGACAAGGTCGACGTCGCGCTTCCGTCATTGCAAGACGCCTCCTCCGTGAAGCCCGACGCTGAAGCGAACCTCGAATGGCAATGGCCAGACTACTACGAGTTGCACGGTCAGGAGAAGTTGTTCGAAGTTCAAGCCGCGGCGATTTCTAAGGACAACAACTTCATCTCGCAAGAGACCGGCATTGCCAACGTCGGCGCGATGTACGACGTGCAAAACGTATCCGACGAGCGTGAGCGAATCGAAGCCGACCAGGCGAACGACGTCGCGCAAGAAGTCACGCGTCAGGAAGCGCTCAACAAGGTAACACCTCCAGCGAAAGAAGGAGTACCCGCCTAAGTGAAATTCAATAAGGAACTGCCTGACTATGTTCTCGCTTTGTTCGATGGCGAGCAAGGTGGCGATGCTAGCGGCGGTTCGAGCCAGAGCGATGCTAACGGTTCAACCGGTTCAGACGCCGGCTCGAGCGCAGGAAGCGCATCCAGCGGCGCGGCCGGCGGCGACGCCGGTGCGCCTGGCGATAGGTCGGGAAGTGACGGTGATCGCGGCGGAACACGGCACGACGCGCGCGGCAACGACGGGCGGTTTGCTTCGATCGAAGAGGCCAATCGGCGGTTCGAAGAGGTCAGTCGCGAAGCCGCACAACGTCGCCACGAGACCCGCGAACTAAAGAAGGAGAACGGCGCGCTGAATGGCCGTGTTTCCACCATGGAGCGTCGCGCCATCCACGGCGAAGCGCGTGCCATGATGGTGGAAGCGGGAGTACTCGATCCGACCGTAACCAATCTCATGCTCTCCGACAACGAGGGCAAGATCAGCATCGATTCAAAGACGGGCGACATCAAAGGTTTGAGCGAGGCGGTAGCCGCGTTCAAGTCGTCCCACGCGGCTCTGTTCAAAGCGGCGGCCGCCAGTGGAGATGGCAGCGGTGCTGGCGACGGCTCGAGTTCCGGTGACGGAGGCTCGGGTGCTGGCGCTGGCTCAAGCGACGGTTCGGGCTCTGGCTCGAGCGCGGGTGTCGGACACAATGGAGCGGCCGGCGGGAATGCCGCTGGCGGCCAGGGCAGTGCAAACGGCTCGGGCACGCGGCGGAACTCCACGAGTGGTGGAGCATCGCCAGCTGGGGGATCCGCAAACGGCTCCGGTACTGGCGGCAACACGTTCGGTCTGCCAGATCTGCGCGGTCTCGACCGCAAGCAGCGCGCGCAAGCGCTCAAGGACTACAAGGCCACTTTGCGCCGCTAAGGCGTGTGGCCGCAGCGTGAGCGCTGCAAGGTGTACGAGAGAGAACGGCGGGCGCGATGCCCGCACGCAAATGGGCGAGATGCCCAACGAAGCGAGCGAGACGCTCACCGAAGCGGGCTAACGCCCTGCGTATTGACGCCGTCGATTTAACGCTCGGCGCGCATTTCTACTTTCACTCCCCTTGCAAAGGTTCACACCATGCGTAATTCGCACGGCGTTGCCCTGCCCGAGTACGTGCTTGCGATCTTCGACATCGCGCAGTTCCCGGCGCAGTTGCAGCCCATGATCCAGCAGGGCTACCTGGAGACCGAGTTCGAGGACTTCCTCGAATCCAACAACGGGTATTGGGAGGCCGTCGACGGCGAGTCATTCGAAGAGAAAGTCTTCGAGAAGAACCGCGGCACGACGATCACCCGCACCCGTCCGGGACTCAAGGCGCCCGTAGTTGTCGCGGCCGATCCGACCGCAGCTCAAACGCCACCGGACGACGGCGTCACCCCATCCGACTTCGACATCGAGCAGTATACGTTCGCTCCCTTCGAGCTGACGGACGGTATCGACCTCGACTTGGTCGGCACCAACTTCGGTATCGTCGATCGCTTCACGCACGACGTCACGGTCTCGTTCAAGCAGGCATACCAATCGGTTGACTTGCTCGCTCGCGACACGTACATCGCTGGCTACGGCGCGTCGTATACCGTCGCGATGGCCAACGCCTCGGGCGCGACAGTACAGGTCGACGACATCCGCGGCCTGTCGACGGTCATCACCGTCGGCGCCGGCTCGACGAATGGCGTCCTCACGCCCGTTTCGGGCAGCACCCCGTTGCCGGTTTTGATCTATAAGAAGTCGGCGTCCTTCGCCGGCCCGATCACGGCCAACGTGACCCTTGCCACACCGGACGTCACTAACGTATCGGACTACGTCCTGTACGGCTCGATGTACGGTTCGGCCGGCGCTCCCACGGCTGCTCGCGGCAACGGAATCTCCGGAACCCTCACGCTCGCCGACGTAGAAGGCAGCTACTCGGTGCAATCCGGTGACGTCATTGTCGCTGGCGATGCCCCGACGCAGTTGTTCTCTGGCGGCGTCGTCCACTTCTCGCAGGTTACCGAGGGCCTGACCCAGGCACTCCTGCTGGATGCGGTCGGCGGCTTGCAGAACAACGCAGTTCCGTTCGCTCGGAACTACGCTGGCGACGACGAAGGCACGTACATCGCGCACATCGCTCCGTCGATCATGCGTTCGCTGTACAACGACGACGACTTCAAACAGGCCAACCAAACGTTGGGTCTGTCGCAGATTTACCAGCGCGGTAAAGTCTCCGAGTACGTCGGCGTTACCTTCCTGCCGAATACCAACGCTCCGCGCATCGCGCTGGCACCGTATGGCGGTTCCGGCTTTGCGTACTTGACGATCGTGACGGGTCAAGGCGCCCTGATCGATGCGTGGTACGCCGGCATCGAGGATTGGGCCACGAACGGTCTGAACCCGGGCTACGTCGCACTCGACCGCGGTATCGTGCAGATCCTGATGCCGGCATATGCCGATCGTCAGGGCCGGCGCATCCACATCGACTGGATGACCATCCGCGATATGGTGTGCCCGACGGACGTCACTCGCTCGAGCGTCGTTCTGACCGGCACGGCCGGTCGGCGCGCGCGTGCGGTCGGCATCTGGACCTTCAGCGCGACGTAAGCGCTGGCAATACAGCTGGAGGGGAGCGCGAAAGCGGTCCCCTCCTCTTCATTTCCCATGGAGACAACGTGAACGGTCCCATTCGTCTACCCGATCCCGCGAAGCTCGCCGAGGCGCGAGCTATCGAAGCCGGAGAACGTGCGCGCGTCGGAATTCGACCTGGCTTACAGCCCAGGTTCACGAAGTCAGCCAAAGTATTGGCGATCGTCGACGAGGAAAAATCTCGCGCGGTTCAGGTCGCACACTCGACGTACATCTTCCGGCCGAATCAGAAACTCAAGACCGAGCATCTCGTCAACATGGCAAAGCATTTTGGCGTCGCGCTGCGCTATCCGGCGGAAGCGAAAGCACCCAAGAAATAGCCGCAAGGAGCCCGACGTGATCACCAAGCAGCAGATGGGCGAGGTCGCTCGAATCCTCGGCTTTCCCAATCTCTCGCCGATGTCGAGTTTGCAGGTTGGATACCCGTACTTTTCGTCGCAGTTGGCGATGTTTCAGCCCTACGCAATGCTGCTGAACCGCCTGTCGCAGGCGAGTCCCGACGACGAAGTGCAATACTTCGGCGCCGAAAGTCCGCTTTTCGCCGGCATGTTCATTCCAGCGCAGATAGGTTTCGTGTTCTCCTCCACGGGTTCGCTGACCGCAGGTTCAGTCGTGCAGATGAACCTAAACGGCGAAACTATCGAGTACACGATTGAGACTGGAGACACCCCCGCGACTGTCGTGGCGGCGCTGTTCGCGCTCGCGATGAACGACGTTAATATCACCGATTCGTTCATGGTGAATGGGATCGGCACGACAATTACGGCGTTCTACACGGCTGGCCTCGGCGGCAGTGGCAACGGCTTTCAGTGTATCGCCGCCTCCAGCGACTCAAACCTTCAGATCCAAGTCGTGGGTGTTGGCACGCCGGCTCAGGTTGCGACCGGTGCGACGGGCGGTGGTACGAACCCGCCCGGCCCGCGGTTTCTCGACCCAGAGGCAACCGAACCGATCTACGGCTACGTACCGATCATTCGGATCCTCGAGTCTGACCTCATCAACGCGCGCATCAATCTGGACACGCTTAAGGCGGACGTTTGGGAACCGCGTCAGGACGAACTGTCAGTGCGCGCCGCGTTGTGGCGCAAGTATCGCGCAGAGTTGGCCGATCGCATTTCCGTTCCACTCGACCCTGACATCGCCGGGAACCAATCGCGAAGCATACAGCGAGTCGTCTAGGAGGCGTAAACCGTGGCCACCGGACCGACGCGCGTCAAGTATGTCGACGGCAAGATTCAGTATGGTCGCGGGCGCGCGGCGAACGTCCTCGGCCAAACGTACACGGTGTACCGGCTTGGCCCGAAGTCTAACGGCTCGATCCTGAACGGCAAGCCCGTTTACAACAAGTTTCAGATGCGCGGGGAAAAGTCGTCGAAGAAGGCGCTAGAGAATGCCACCTTTGACCTCCTCGCCTTTACGTTCGAAGTCGACAACCTGAAGCTCGAGCGGGGAGACATCCTCGTTGAAACGGGCTACAAGAGCGACAACGGCATCTGGATGTTCGCCCAGGACCGGCCGACCCGCGAGTCGGTGTTCATGCGGGTCGAAACAAAATGCTTCATCTCGAGGCCAAACACCGGGGCAGGCTCCTCAGCGCAGCAGGTCGCCGGCTCAGGCGTGGTCGTGTCGCGCGCGTGGGGCGCTACGTACAAAGGGATCGAGGAATATCTCACGCTCGCTGGCGGAGTCTACACGTTCAAGAGCCCGCCGGATGCAACGATGGGCGCGACCATTCCAATCGGGATTCAGCCCCTCAACCGCGTGCGCGATGGAACGATTCCGAAGGTTCCGACGAAACAATACCGGACGCACCATCTTGTATTCGTTCCACTCGTCATTGGCGAGCAGCTGAACGAGCAAGACCGCATCAACGCGGCTACCGGGGATCGCTATGAGATTATGGAGGTTCACTCAACAGTCGAAGTGGGCCTGAGCGGTTACATCTGCATTGTCGAGAAACTCGCCACGTAAAGGAGCCACCGTGCGCTGTGTCATCGCCGACGACAATGGCATCTGCCGCGGTATCCTTTTCGGACTTGTGGTTTCCGATCTTGGCTGGGAGGTCGTTGGACAGGCCGCAAGCGGCGACGAAGCGATCGAACTATGCCGCAAGAAACGCCCGGACATTGCGATTCTGGATGTCAACATGGAGCCCACCAGCGGCGACGACGCGGCAAAGGTGATTCTCGCAAAGGGCTATGCTGGCAACGTCATCTTGGCGACCGGCGCTGAGCACATGGTGGCCGCGTACCGTGCGCTCGGAATGAAGGCTGTACCGAAACCGTACAAGCGCCAAAAACTAGCCAAAGATGTTAGGGAGTTGCTAGGTGGGACGGATAGATGATGTTTGCGGCTCCCTTTGCGACGCGATCAAGGCAGCGCTTGAGTCGAGCAACGTTCTCGGCACGGCCTACGAGTGCCCGACACCGTCAGGCGCCGTTGACGCCATCCTCTCAACCGATGGACAGGTCTACGCTGGCGAACCGCTCGTGCCGGAACTCATTAAGATCCTCGCGAATCCGCCTGGCACCTGGCAAATCTCGGTCTTCCCGGTAGGCCAAGCAAAGAACGCCACGCGGTTTAGTCCGTTCGACAATCCGCTCTATACGCCAGGCCCAGCGCCTTCCGTAACTGCCTCGTTCGCGAGCGGTGTCATCACGTTCGAGGGCTCAATCGGCACGCAGCAGTACAACGTGCACACGGTCGTCAATGGCGACGGTGACGCATTCGTCCAAACGACGCCGAACCAATCTTTGGCGGACCTCGCTACAGCCGTGGCCGATGCCATCAATGGACTCGGCCTCGACGGCGTGTCTGCAGTAGCAGAAGGCAATACGGTCGTTCCGACCGGCGCGTCCTTACTCGAATGCAATATCGGCGGACCTGGAGCTACCGTCGGCTATGAGGTCGGCCGGTACCAACGACAGATCGTCGCGACCATTTGGACGAACGATCCGTACGGCCGCTCCTTTTTGAGTGGAGCGCTCGTTGATCGAATAGGCACAGTATTCTCACAGTTCCTACCGTTCGCTGATGGCTCGATGTTCTACATTGAAAACTCGACCGGCGAAGCCTACGACGACGACTCGCAATCCAGCTATTCCGCTTTCATTTCCCGTATCTCGTTCCTAGTCGAGTACGGCCTCATTCTCACGTCGCCGGTCGCCCAACTCGGCGCGGTCAAAAACGAAACCACGCTCGGCGATACCGAGCGAGACATCTACGTCGGCTAAGGAGATCCCCCATGCCTCTCGTCGTCAAATCGTCGTTCACCAAGGACGGCAAGACTTTCTCGCCCGGAACCGTGCTATTCGACGCCGAGGCCGAGGCCGTCGCGAGCAATCCAATCTTTGCGAAGCATACGGTGCGCGTGCATGAATCGCACGTTGGGCATCTGCGCCCCGGTTGGATGATCGAAGCCGTGGTCAAAACTGACGGCTCGGTCCGCCGCATCGGCGCCTAAGCGTGCCGGCTCAACCGACACCGCCCGACGATCCCTCGCACGGTTCCGTCGGCCCTTCGGGTTCTCTTGACGTCACGGTCATCCGTAAGGACGGCAAGGTCGAGCACCCATTCATCACCTTTCTCTCTAGTCTCTTGGAGTGGCTCAAACCGTGAAGAAGCTCGTACTTGGCCTCCTATCGGCCCTGCTGATTGCGGGCTGCGCTGCCCCGAAAGACTCAGGACTTAAGACGGCGCATTGGCGTCCGATCGGTCACGTTTGGGTCGCCCACTACCGGCATGGCAAACTGCTCGGCCGTAGAGACTTGGGCACGGGTGCGGTCACGAACGCGGGCGTTACGGCGATGGCCAACGACTTCGCGTGGGCCGGTCCTTCCGGCGCCCCAATCAACACCTTGGCTCTGGCGAAGTATTGCGCGAGTGGTACGGGAACGACGGCTGCCGCGGCGACGGACATTTCCTTGCAGACGTGGGATTCGATCGCTCCGGTCGCCGGAACGCAGGCTCTCGTTTCCGCGGCGAACTCGCAGTCCTATCGCGTCACCTGCACGATTAGCTACACTGGCACGGAGGCGGTGACGGAGTTTGGGCTGTTTACGAACGGCACACTGTCGGCGACGACCGGAACCCCGTGGACGGGCGGCTCGGCAACGACAGGTATCGCAACCGGAACGCCTTATACGGCATCGAGTTCAACGGCGCAGGGCGAGCAGCAGTTTATCTTTGTTGACACCACCAAGAGCCCGAACATCTACGGGTTGGCGCTGTCGAATACGACGAGCACCGTCACCGTTCCGGCGTGGTACAAGGTCACGGATGGGACGGCGGCCGGCACGTTCCCTGCGAACGCCGATGCGCTGGTGATTCGCCCGGTGATGCTCGACCATAAAGTTTTCAGCGCCGTGAACGTTTCGAGTGGCGACAGTATTCAGTGGCAATATACGCTTTTATTGCAAAGCGGAAATTGAGTTATGGCGGTAACTCCAAGTGAAGCAGCGGTAAAAGACGCATCATCCTCCGCGCTGGTACCCATTGAGGGCATCCTTGGTGGGTCGAGCCTGGCCAATCCCACGCCCCCCGCTTCACTGCGTCAGGTCGTAGCGATTGGTGACGGCACGGATGGCTCGGAGCAGTTTCAGGCGGTCGATTCAGACGGGAACGCTCACGTCATCGTTGGGCGCGTTTCCAGCGGTACAGTTACGAACGTCGCCGCTGCCACCTCGGCCACACAGATTTTGGCTGCGCGAGCAGCGCGCGTTGGCGTCGTGCTAAACAACTTGTCTCAGGATAACCTGTACGTCGGCCTCTCAAGCTCCGTCGCGGCGTCCGGTACGGCTGTGCTGTGGAAGATTCCCGGCGGTGGTCAGTGGACGCTCCCGGTGGCTTATACCGGAGCGCTCTACGGCATCTGGGATGGTACCGATTCCGGCGTTAACGTCTGCGACTTCTAGGGAGATCGAATGAAGAAGGGTTTAGGGCTGTCGCTCTTTGCGGCGGCGGTTATTGCACTTGGGTTGGCGCAGAACGGCGTGGCGCAGGTCACGGCTCCGTACCATGCGACCGTTTCCGTTTCGGCGACCACGGCCCCGGTTTCTATCCCCGCATCGTCGCAGTGCCGCATTACCAATCCGGGTACGGGGTACACAGGGTCGGTGGCGGTGAAGTTTGAGCCGTCGAACACAACGGTGCCCATCGTTCTGAATCTGAATCTGGATTCTGGTGCGGCTCCGCTCACGGCCTTCACACCGAGTTCTGGTGCTTCCGGCTACATCATCTATCCGAGCGCGCAGGGAACGCTGCAGTTCATTGGTACGGGTGGGTCGAGTTCGACCACGTTGACAGTGGACTGCAATACGCTGGCCCCGTCGATCGCGCAGATACTTCCGCTCCCTCTCGCTGTCGCGAAGGGGGGTACGGGAACTGCCTCTCCAAACCCTACGGTAACGGCGACCGCTTGCGCGGCATCGCCTGGTCTTAGCGGTACCTGGCCGAGTTGGGCGCTGTCGATTCCGGCCGGGTGTCAGCCATCGCCTCTGCCTTCGCCCATCGTGAGCCCAACCGCGTGTGCGGCTGCTCCAAGCGTAGGACCGGGAGCACAAATAAACATTCCGGCGGGGTGCTCCAGCGGCGGGGGTGTCCCTACGACGACGGGTGTCCCAACGGGTGCCGGGACCGTTGGGCAGGTCGTTTCCCTGACTGATGGTGGACCGGGTGCGCAACTGTACGGTTACGTCGGCCAATACGATACGCCGTATGTCGCGAACTACGGCGTATCGGCTGACCCAGGCGCGACTGCCGCGCCAGCGGTCCCCATGCAGCGCACTATCGTACAGGGCGATTTGTTGGTGGCGTTCATTTCTTGCTGCAACACAGTCCAATGGTCCGTGCAAAGCGGTTGGACGAGTATTTACGCAAACGGATGCTGCACGCCCGCTGCCGGCGCTGCCTATAAGGTCGCTGGCCCTGGTGACGTTGGCACGACAATCACGCCTTTTGCTCTAGGAAACAGCGACGTATCAATTACGGTCGTTGAGGTCGCAAACTTCAATACCGGCACACCCATCGTGCAAAGCGCAAACAGCTCCTGCCTTGGGGGCGTTGCGGCGAACGATTTGGTGCTGCTGTCCCCCAACTCGTCGTCAGGCGGCCAGGCTTTTGCTCCTCATGGCTCTATGCCCACTCCTTGGATTGGTTCCGATGGTGGCGCGAACAATCAAATCGTGTACGGCATCCCGGTAGTTCCGCCCGTTTACAACGGCGCGGATATATGCACGTCGATATTCAATGGTACGAACTTCGCGGGCATGGTCGAAGTCGGCGCTGGTTCATCCACGATAAACCTGTGGCTCCCGATTTGATGAGACAGGCGATAAGCGCGCTGCTCTAAACCCATCGGATTTTCTCGGAGGCTAAGGGATGCCACTACTCCTTTGGCCTCACGATACGGGCCCCATCATCCAGGACCTCACCGCTGAAATCGACTCGGTCGGCTCCCTCGCAAAGAACACCGAGAAACGGCTCGCCGCATCGGTCACCCCGGTCGGAAGTCTCGTTCGGTCGATTTTCAGGAACCTGGCCGCGTCGGTCTCGGCCGGTGGGTTAACCCGCACCGTCTTTGCGCTTCTGACGGCTGAAGTTCAATCGTCCGCGACCCTTTCCAAAGCCGTAGGATTGCTCCAGAGCGCGGTCATCGCCCCGGCTGGCTCTTTGGTTACGGGAACGGTTCACAGTGTCGTCCTGGCAGCGCAAATCGCTGCAAGCTCAGCGCTCGGCAAGGCCATCGGTAAGGCGTTCACGGCCGCGATCATTCCGGCCGCTACGATCGCCAAGTCCATTCGCAAGCGTCTGACCGCAGTCGTCGCACCCGCGGGCGGCATCGCACGCCTCATCTCCCGCTCTCTCCGGGCAGCGCTTTCGTTTGTCGGCCGTCTAGTCACCGGCGGCGGTTCGCCACCAGCTAAGCTCGCACTGTCCGCGCCGTTGGTCGATCAGCTCAGTTTCAGCGGTGGCCTCACTTCCGTGCTCGCCTTTGAAGGCGCACTCGTCGCGCAAGTCGATCTCACCGCTCCGCTCATGGCGTAAGGAATCACCCGATGCAGGCAGGCGACTACGGCGTAGAGATCACCTTCACGCCCACCGTCGGCACCGGGTTCCGCAACCTCACTGGAGCGACTGTCGTCCAACTTGTGACGATTTCGCCCGTAACGCATACGCGCAAAGTATTCGACATGACGCCATCGGACGATGGAACGTACGCCACATACACGACCGTTCCGAACGATTTTCCGGCCAGCGAGTATGGCACGTACCAATGGCAGGTGCAGGCACAGTATGGTTCGAGCCCGTTCATTCAGACGCCGTTGCGTCCGCTCTATGTCGGCCAGTCGATCTAGGACGATGGCCGATGATTCAGTTCAACCGTAACGTCGCCAACCGTAAGGTCACGGGCGTTCAGGTCCAAGGCCCCAACGTCTACCTACGACAGACTTCGCCGACTCCTCCTGGACCACCGGCCGAAGATCTCGATGCAACGCTCGGACTTGAAGGCGACCTGACCGCTGAGGTCATTCACGCGCCGACCGGATTCTTTCTCGCAAAGAACTTTTCGGGAATCTTCGTCGTCGAGAGCGGCCGCTGTTTCGTCGATACGGACGGCGGCGCTCAGGCTACGTTCGACGATGCCGGCTTGGACATCCAAGCCGAAGGCTGCGATTTCACCGTAGATACAAACGGCATCTACTACTCGTACCCCGGCTCGTTCAACCTCATGGGCGGCGTCACGCCGGTCTACGTCAAGAACGGCGGCACGTTCCTCATTGGGAATGCGACCGCTTCTGGCGCAGAGCCAGCGTTCGACATCGGCGTCGATGGCGACTCGATCACCGTCGATGGCGGCACGCTCATTATCGACGCTCAGGACGACGCGGGAAACTCGCTGTCGTTCGGACCCGGCGTCGGCACGCTCCTCGTCAAGGGCGTGATGAAGATCGGTCTGCCGACGGACGGCAATGAGGTCTTTGTCGAGCCTGGCTATGACGGCAGCGGCGCCTCAGACGTTGACGTAACGGTAGAATCCGACGCGAGTTGGATTATGAGCGCGGTCACGCCGAGCCAGGCGATGTTCATCGGCCACTGGTTTGGACCGACCGTCAATCTTGGCGGTGGAACGCTTGACATTGCCGGTGTGAGCCTCACGCACGTCGACGCCAGCATCAACATGAAGAACGGCGGCGTGCTGGCGTACTTCGACTACGAAGATGTTGGCGGCCACACGGTCGACTTCACAGACGGTACTTATACCGATGCAAGCGCCGACGGCGAAGCGTCATGGGCATGGGACTTCGGCGACGGATCCGGCACGAGTGCCGATCGGAACCCAACTTACGCATATGCCGATGCGGGTTCGTATCTCGTAACGCTAACGGTCACCAGCGGGAATGGGAAAGTCTGCGTCACCAAGCGTCCGGTCGTGGTGAGCTAACATGGCCGTACTCATACAGGCATCGACCGACCTTACCTTCAACGCCAAGCTGACCTGCGACGTGCTCGTTGATAACGGCGGCGATCTCAAGATTCAGAACTACGCACAGTTGTACGGTGGAACAACCGGTGATCCGGTCGTGCACATCGGTGCCGGCGGTTCGCTCAATCTCGACGGTCCGACCGAAGCGAGCGAAGCCGTTTTCACGGTCGACGATGGTCTCCTCACCATTGAGAGCCAAAGCGTCGAGTCCGACATCGGATTCACGGATAGCCCGGAAGGCTCCGTCGCCGCGATCGCGGACATCGAAATCTCCGGCCTTACGGTCGACTTCACGAATCTGTCGATCGTCGACGGATCGCAGGGTTCGATTATTACGTACGCCTGGGATTTTGGCGATTCCAACACCTCTGCGTTGCCGAGCCCCAGCCATACGTACGGTTCCACGGGAACGTACACCGCAACCCTCACCGTGACGACATCGGGCGGTGCGACGAGCACCTGGAACGTTACCTTCACGCTTTCGTAGGAGCCCCGACGCATGATTCACGGCGCAACGTACGGCAACGGTACGGCTCTCACCTGGACCGCTTCTGCGACTGGGGCCGTCCGTCGCATCATGGCACGCTCCGAGGATAAAAACGCCCAACTGACCATGACGAAAAACGGCACGGTGGTCGTGCAATCGACCGGCAGGCGTTGCGTCTTTATCGGAAAGATTCCGGTGGCTGCTGGCGACGTCATCGTCGCGACCTTTTCCAATGCGTCACCGTACGCGCACGGTCTCGTGATCTTGCGCGCAACGTAAACCTCGTTTCAACCCCGCACTTCAGCACGTCCGAGGGGCCTACCGGCCTCTTTTTGTTTGCCCATTGAGAGGCCCACATGATTATCACGGATACCAACCCCGGGAACTTCACCACGGACGGCGTCTTCACCAGTCCGGTCACCGTTCCACCGACTCCGGTCGGACCAGCAACGGGCCTGATCGCCATCGAAGGCGGCGGCAACTACGGACCCGTCGACGACCCTCAGCCGTTTACCGACGGGCCGTCACTTCTGGCGCTATTCGGTAACGATACGGCCTCGCCGTATTCGCTCGTGCGTGCCGGTTTGACCGCCATGCCCGAGTGCCAGCAGTTCCTCGGCTCGCGCCGTACGGATGGCACCGACGTTGCCGCGGTCATGGACCTCGGTACGTCCGGAAACTACGCAGCCGGCGAACTAACCATCGGCGGCTCGCCCGCAGCAGGCAACACCGTCACGATGACGGTCGCGGCATCAAACGCTAGCGGTGCGCTTTCGTACACTTCGGCGCCCTACACGGTGCAAGCCGACGATTCGCTGGACGACATCGTCGCAGCAGTATGCGCGCTGTTCAATCAGACGGGCGCGGTCGTTGGCGGCAAAGCCTTCGTTCAACCGGTGTTCCCCGGAGGCTCCGATACGATCGGCATTGCAGCGTTGAAACCCGGAACGGGCGGCAACTCCATCGTCATCTCCGGTACAGCCACGGGTGGCGGTGCAACGATCACGCCCAACAGCCCGACGGCACTCACCGGCGGCACGAACGGCAGCGACGTCAACTTCCTCATCCTCACGAACAAGTTCACCGGTTCGCTGCCCAACCCGAGCAACGCCGGCGCGTCGGGGCTCGTGACCTTGCAGTCCGGCTCGATGAACTATCAGCCGGTGCTGTCGATCTCGCTCAACTTCCCGGGCTTCCAAACGGAAGTCTTTGCGAATATCGTTGCGTACGCGACGGCCGGCGGCGGTTACGATTCCGCCACGGCGCAAACCAACGCCATCGCCGCGATCAACGGCGCGCTCAGCAACGTATCGGGCTCGGCCTATTGGACGGCAGTCGCCGGCAACGCTGCGATTCCGCCCACGCTGAACGAGCCGCAAGCGGCCGACGGCGGCACGGACGGCACCTCCGGTCTCACGCCGGAGATTCTGCTCGGCCAAGACCTCGAAGTCGGTCCCACGGGCCTGTACGCCTTCAACGGCCAGGTCTCGGGCGGACAGGCGATGATCGCTGGCCTCACCGACCCGACGATCGTGCAGGACATGGTCGCCTGGCGTACGCGCGAGAACTGCCTCATTCACTTCTCGTTCCCGCAAGGGACGACCACCGACGTCGCGATTGCCACGCGGCAGGCATACTCGCTCTCGAACCCGGGCCTCGTACTCGGCATCGATTGGCTGCGCGTGAACGACGTCTTCGTCGGCCAGCCGATTCTCTCGTATCCCTCGGCGAAGATCGCCGCGGTGATCGCCGGTCAAACGGCGGCGTACTCGCCGGGTAACCAACCCGTCAATGGCGTCGCGGGACTGCTCGGCACCGAGCGCATCGTCAACGGTATCAACTCGGTCACGCAAGCCGAGGCCGGCCGTCGGCAGCAAAACGGCATCGAGTACATCGGTCGTCCGCCGCGTTCGTTGCGCGGCCCGCTGCTCGGACTGCCGCACGGCATGGCGTCCGATGGCATCACGCGCATCCTCGACTTCCGCATGCTGTGCCTCGTCACCGACCTGTTGCAGCAGATCGAAGGGCAGTTCGTCGACGGACCGATCGACACCAACCCGGCGAACCTCGGTCAGCCCACGTTCGGGCTGATTCAGTCGGCCGCGGTTGCCTTCTTCAATCAGATGAAGAACGGCCAGCCGAAACAGATCAGCGACTTCTCGTTCGTGCTCGGCTCGCAGAACACGCCGCAGACCGTTGGTCAGGGCTTCCTGATCATCTCGGTCAGCGTGACGACGCTCTCGTCCGCGCAATACATCCTGAACCTCGTTCAGGTCGGCCCGAACGTCCAAGTCGTCGTCGCACAGGGCGGCTAACCGCTCTCGGTTCTCCACCCCTCGGGGGCGCTTCACGCGCTCCTTTTTCTTTTTCAAGCCCACATCGTTAGGGAGCACCAACCATGAGCGTCACCGCTACCGGTACGTTTCTGACCGGCACCAAGCAGTCGATCGTCATCATCGACAACACGACCGGAGCGCAGGTCCAACTCGACGGCAAACGCCGTATGATGGAGTCGAGCGCAAAGGACGAGGTCGTAACGTCTGCCCCGATCGACGGCGGCGGCGTTGTCGATCACGAGCAAATCCCTGGCGGTTGGACCGGCTCGATCGAAGTCGAAAAGGCCAACGCCAACTTCTCGACCTACGTGAAGCTGCTCGACGCCGCGTTTTACGCCGGCCTTTCTTCGAGGCGGTTCACAATCGTCGAAACGATCCTTCCGGTTAAGCCGGGCGACGCCGTCGAGCAGAACACGTTCGTCGACGTCGTGTTTCACGGATACAAAGCAGGCCAGTGGTCGCGCACGTCAATCACGTTGCCGCACGTCGACTTCTCCTGCTCGCAGCGCGTCTAAGGGAGGACCCGTATCGCCTTGAGCGACAAGATCACCGTGCGCCTTTCCACCGGAAAGGTCGCCGAACTGCATCCACTCTCGAGCGCAGAGCAAGTCCGAGCGGACTGCTGCGCTATGTCGGATCCGATGAGGACCGAATACTACCGCATCGCCGCATCGATCAAGAAACTGACGCTTGAGGACGGTACGGAAGTCCTGATTGGGCCGGTGCTCTCATCGGCGAATCTCGAGATGATGATCGAACGCCTTTCCGGACGCGATCAGGACGAACTCCGCGACGCATACAAGGCGCAGTGGACCCCGTTCAAGGACGCGATCCTGAAGAAGTTCGTCGAGATCGGCGAAGAAGGCATGGAGTCCGCGAGCACGCTGGAGTCGGTCCTCGACTTCATCACGGAACTCGGACCGGATGGGAACCGCGTGTTCGAACTGACGTCGGGTAAAAAGGTCGCCATGCGCGAGATCACGGCACGCCAGCAGATGCAGGCCGATTCGTGGACGCGCGGCGAGGTGGCGCGGATCGGGTACTACCGGACGGGCATTGCCGTCGCGTCGATCGATGGCCAGGAAGTGCCGCCTCCGGAAACAATCGAGGCGCTCGACGGTGTGTTGCGCCGGTTCACGGGTCTCGACCTGGACGAACTCGGTTCGGCCTATACCGTCGTGTTCTCCGTGAAACCGGAAGTCCTAAAAAACGAAAACAGTCCCCCCTCGAGCGACTCTTCTACGCAGTAGTCGCCGCCGGCATTCCCTACGAGCGCGCTGAACGGATGACCGAACCGGAACTCTGGCAGACGCACATCGCTATGGGAGAGGCGCAGGGACTCACCTGGGATTACGACGAGTGGGACTTCATCAAACCTTCTAAGGAGTGAAGTCGTGAGCGGCGCGTTGAAGGTTTTCGAGGGGCTCATGCAATTTGCAGAGTTTCTCGAGGCGCGGCCGGCCGTCATGATCCCCACGGGCCAGCTCGTTGTCGGCGAGTCTGCTCGTATTCTTGCTCAAGAAGTCCGCAAGGGCTACGGCGACCATCTGTTGCCGGAACTCGCGGAAGCCACGCAAGCCGATCGTGTGGCAAAGGGCTACTCGCCGGATGATCCGCTGTTGCGGGACGGCGCGCTACTGCGCGACTCGACCGAAATGCGCGTCGGTCCAGACGTAGCCGCAGCCGGAACGTCCGAGCCGATTGCGGGTTATCACGAATTCGGCTACTGGAACGTTCGCGCGCAAAAGTTTGTTGTCGCGCGCGCGGTCTACAAGTATGCGCTCGAGCGTTCGGCTGCGGGCGTCGTCAAACTCATCGAAGGTGCCCTCGGCATTCAGCTGGGCTTCGCGACCTCGCTTCCGACGTTGTCGAGCGCGATCGAATCGGGCACGGCCTCCTATCTCACGGAGGCCATCCAGAAGGAGTAGCCCGTGGCTATAGGCGGCTGGGTGGTCGAAGCTGCGATTCGGTTCGGCGGCAACGGCATCTCGTACATGGAGCGCCTCGGCGTTGCGACCAAGGCGACAGCGATCCGAGAAGCAGAACTTCGCGGCCAAATCACCGCTCAGGAAGCCGCCTACCTCCGGCTCCAGAATCGTATTACAGGCGTCGAAAAGGCGCGTCTCGCCGCCTTCTCTGCGGTATCCGGTGGCGTCGCGCTCGCCGGTGCCGGCGTGCTGGCCTACTCGGTCACGCAGGCCGCCAACATGGAACGCGCCATGTTGAACCTGCAGATCGCTACGCACTCCTCGCGCAAGACGATGGACGCCTTCCGCGATTCGGTCTATCAGACCGCATTCGCGACGGCGCAAAGCGCCCCCGACATTGCTGCCATCTACGGTGCGATCGCTTCGACTTCCGGCCTGCCGGCGTCATCGCTGACGCCGCGGTTCCTCTCGACCGTCACGAAGTTCGGCGAGATCGTGCAGATGAAGTCCGCCGGGACTCAGCACGAGTACACGGCGCTCGAGGCGGCCACGCAGCTGATCGAGCTTGCCCACCAATACCGGGCGTATACGCCTCAGCAGATCGGCACATTTGCCGAGATGCTGCACAAGGCGACGTACTTCATGCCGGGCGGCATGTCGCAGTTCCTCACGCAATCGAAGTATTTCACCCCACTGCTGGCCCTCTCGGCCGGCAACGTGGACGCCATGCGTCAGTCGGTGCTCTTGGGCATCCTGCTGCAGCAGACGGGCCTTGGCCGCGGTCGTGGTGGTACGGGCGTCGCGGCATTCGAGCGGCAGATCATTCAGGGCCTCGCGATGACGAGCCACGCCCAGAGCGGCCGGCGCGAAGCCTTGCTGAAGATGGGCCTGATCGACGAGCACGGCAATACGCCGTTCGTTCGGACGAACGCCCAGAATCAGACCTATTTCGACGTCATCGGCGCGCTGCGCCAAGTGCAGAAGTACGCCGAGTCGCAAACGCAGGGCCTCACCGGCACGGCGAGGTCCCACGCCGAGGAAATCTTCCTCCGCAACGCCTTCTCGGCGCTTGGTATTCAGGGTTCGCTGGTTGGGCTCGTCGCCGCCGGTGGTGGCAACCAGCAGATGATGAACGTTCTGAAGCGGATGGAGAAGATTCCATCGATCGCTCAGGACCAGGCGATGCGCCTGAATACCTTCTGGGGCGCGCTACAGCGCGATTCCCGCGGTATTGGCAGCTTGGGTGCAGCACTCGCCGGCCCGGAGATCAAGAACCTCACACCGGTCCTCCAACGGTTTGGCAACGCGCTCTATCACGCGACGATGAACCTCGAGCGGCACCCGGCAACCGCAAGCGGAATCTTCCGCGGTATCGAAATCGGTACGGGCATCGCGGCGATCGGTGCCGGCGCTAAAATCATCGTTCCGGCGTTGAAGTTCATCGGCGGCGGCTTGCTAGACATTGGAAAGTTTGCCGTGAGCACCGGCAAGACCATCGACAACATCTTTCTTCGCGGCGTCGGGCAGGAAATGCTCGGTACCATCCGCGACGTAGGGCGCGCGGCGACGGAGGCGTCTCCGGCGCTTCGATTGCTCGGTGGTATCATTGCGAAGCTCGCATCGCTCGCGAATCTTCCATCCGACATCCTCACCGCTTTCAATAATGCGTCCGCCGAGGGGAACGCTCCGGTCGTTCCGGATCCGAATGCCCCCTACGGTTCAAAAGCGTGGATGGCGTACCAAAACCTCATGCGTACGGGGCATGCTCTCGGGGCCTCCCCCAAGGCGGTCCACGCCTTCGATCGTGCGACGCACATTACGATTCAGAACGTCCACCTTCCGCATGTCACGAATGCGCGCGAGTTTGTCAACGAGCTTTCCGACCCACGCTCGCCGCTCTACAACTCCGGCGGCACCCGGACGTCCAAAGGATTGCCGCGGCCACTGACCACTAAACCGCGCTAGGGGGCATCGTGTCCGTCGTACAGTTGCCATCGCCCCCACAGGATGCGCCGCAATCACCGCAGATGGTGATCCGGCCGGGGAAGTACCCCGTCAACCTCGGCGGCATCCTGTTTTCCACCGAAGAATTGCCCGACAAGTGGAACATCGGCTCGAGTGAGCAAATGCTCGTCGTTGACGATATGCCGGGCGGTGGCCGCGTCATCGATGACTTCGGGAACTCCGCGCACGAGGTCACCTGGAACGGCCGTTTGTACGGACCGAACATCTGGCCGCGCGTTCAACAGATTCGGCTCTACCAGGTCAATAGTGCCGAGATTCCGCTAACGTGGTGGAACGAGCGCTACAGCGTTCAGATCAAGTCCTTCGATCCAGGCTACATGGGCGGCCGCAACGAGTACACGATTACGCTCGTCGTCATCCAAGACCTCAACGGCGCCTTAACGGTGTCGCAAGGTCAATCGATCGACCAGGCCGTGACGCAACTGCAGTCGCAGGCGATCGTTCAGCAGAACGGCGTTCAGCAGGCCGAGCAGTTCGCGAGTACCGTGCCGGACCAAACCGGTAACCAAGTCTATGCCCAATACCTCATAGACCTGTGGGAACTGCTTTCGGACGCTTCGCCGCTGTCGCAGAACATCGTACAATACGGTGCGGAGATCCTTACCGCGGCGCAACTCGCGATGAATGCGGTGCAGACGTATCAGGGCTCGATTGCCCCAACCGATTCGCAGTATCCCAACACGGTTGGATTGCTGTCCTCGTTGCAGGGCATCTATTCGAACGTCCAGGCCGGGATGGTACAAAAGACTGTACCATTCGACGGCGGAGACCTCTTTGAAGTGGCTGCGCTTGAGTACGGCGACATCACGCAATGCTTTGCGATCGCCGCTGCCAACAGCCTGGTGTATCCGATTCTCCCGACTGGGTTGCAAACGAGCGTCGCGATTCCACCGCCGCAACAGGGACCGTAGATGAATACCTCGCCATCGCCGGGCTATCAGGCACCTCTAAATAAAGTCGTCTGGAAGCCGGTATATCTCCGGCAGGCTCCGCGGTGCCTGGTCAAGATCGACGGCAACATTTACTTCCCAAAGTCCTACACGTACACCCAAAACGCGCACGGCGCGACGGACGAAGCGACGATCACGCTCCCGATCGATGGTAAGGCGAACTTTGCTGGCATCTCCGGCGGTGGGCTCTCGAGCCTCTATCCCGATTGGACCGTCAGTATTCAGCGTTCTGACGAAGCCGGTAACGCTGGTCAGCCCGTGGTCGCCGAGATTTGGGCCGGTTTCCCGACCAACCTCGCTGGCGTCTCGCAAAAGAGCCTCGACGGGCTGTACCTGCGTTTTCGCGGCTGCGTGGACATGTACTCGGGCGTGCTCGAGGAAAACCAGACGACCTTCAGTTGTCGATCGCTAGCGTTTCCGTTGACATCGACGAAGATCGTTACCCCATTCCCGCGCGAAGATTCCGTTACCACAATTGCGTTCATTCAGCAGCAGGCCGCGCGTTTCGGGTTGAAGCTCGCTCCGCCCAAGCTCGCCAACCCGCCGTTTCTCATGATCGACGTTCTCGGCAGCGAGTTCATCACCGGCGTGAAGGGCTGGTATATCTGGGATTTGATGCTGCAGTGCGCGCTTATGGACGACGTCGACATCTGGGTCGATCGTACCGGAACGATCCACTACGAGGCCGCATCGCTCGTCGGCAATCCCAATGGGCAACGCGCGAAAGTCTACTATCAATGGGGCTCGAACTGTAAGGGCCTCGCGTCGACCCATTCCCCGCAGTTCTCAAAGAACGTTCGGGTCGAAGTCCACTCGTACACGCCCAGGACGCGTACCGGCAGCGTGACGCGCGTGCAAACAGACCTCAATGGCGGCATCAAGACGTCATCGTACACGCGGCAGACCAGCTCGACCCCGATCTTTGGAACGACCTCCAGTATTATCACCACGATTTCGTCGAACGGAACCGTGACGACGAGCGAGAGCACGAGCAGCGGCGGCGGAGCGAATGGTGGCACGGGTTCCGAGTCGGAATCGGGCATCCAAAAGCATATTTTCTTCGTCAAAAACAAGACGCTTGCTCAGTGCGAAGTAATCGCGCAGCAGATTTGGCGCCAAATCTCGATGCACGAATACGCCATTAAGCTACGTGCACCAGTAACGCCAGCAGACCTCAAGGTGATGGATGTCACGGCGAAGATCGTGCTGAGCGGGCATCCGTGGGCGCTGTTCAACGAGCCTTTTTCGTATTTCTGGCCCCGCGAGATCGTCGAGACGTTCGATACAAAGACTGGCTTCTTTTGGGAGATCGACGCGGTGAATCACGAATTGCCGCAGGGAGCGGTCTGACATGGGGCGCCTGGATGATATTGCGCTGCAGTCCGCAGTCGCCGCGTTCCGGCCGCCCGACGACGCCGTCGAAGGCTGGGTGCTACCGGGTTCGTGGATTGCCAGTGAGGGTGTTTGCCAGGTCTTTATTGGCAGTACGCTCGGATTTGAGAACGCGTTCTTCGCGGATGGCAACCAACCGTTAATGCCCGTATGCCGTATGATCTCTCCCGCGATCGGGGACCAATACGCCCCGGTGGGCGGTGAACGCGCGCTGATTTGGGAGACCGAAGGCGGCTGGAACTGCTGGCTCTATCACGGGCCGGATGATACCTCACCCGTTCCGGCCGGCGAGCGGTGGATTCAGCATCGCAAAGTCGGTACATTGCCGGAATCGCCGCAATGGGACGCTGCCGTGCGCCTGCAAAACGACGCGGCCACAGCCGGCGACGGTCTTGGCGGTACGCTCGTCGGTGGAACCGGTGCGCTCACCCAATCGCAAACGGCTTCCGGTGCGCGCCACACGATCGACGACACCGCGCAGGTCGTGGAAACGGTCACCGCTGGTGGCCAGACGCAGATTTTCGACGACGTCCGAAACGCAATCTCAATCGTTCCGAACTTAAGCCGTTCGGCTCCGCTTCTAAATCTTGGCGGGCTCGCCGGTTCGCTCGATAGTAGCACCGCGGCCATCAATAAGGACATCCTCGAAACATTCGCCACGAACATCCGAACGATGGTCGGTAACGTCGCGCAACAGATGGCCAAGGCGGCGATTGCAGCCAGCATGACCAACGCGACGGAATGGCTTGCAGGCATTCAAGCCGGACTGCCGTCCCTGTCTTTCGAGGACATCACCTCATCGGTCGCCTCGTTAGAGACGCCTGAAGGTTCTTCGATCGTTCGCATTGCTACCGGATCGTAAGGAGTCGCTGTGAGCGCAACGGAAATCTGGCTCGCTCCGGGCGGCGACTTCATTCAAACCGACAACGGCGACCTGCTGCTTGCGGTGGACGATGCCGACAGTGCTCCCGCGACGATTCAGCGCATTTGCCGTCTACTGACGACCAACGCGCGCATTGTCGATCCGGCCGGTAACCCAATCTCGACGCCGGGTGATCTCTTTCATCCCGACTATGGTGCGAGCGAACCCGCGCTCGTCGACCAGCCGGTAACGCAGGCGTTCATCGCCGATCTTCAGGCGCGCATTCTCAAGGGTCTTTCAATGGACCCGACGATCGTGCAGAATCCTGCGCCCCAGGTCGTCGTGACGCTGGTCAATACATCGACCGTGAGCGTGCAAATCACGGCAAAGACGGTGCAGGGCCAGACGGTGCAGTTCTCGCTTCCGAGCTAGTCGACTTCCATGCGGCTGAACTCGCGCGCGAGCTTGCCTTGGAACCACGCATAGAGCGCGAGCCCACCGCTCAGCGATCCGAGGAAGTATCCCAAAACGTGCGGTCCCGGCAGCGTTGAGTACGTGAACGCGAAAAACAGCGCAGACAACGCCCACCCCTGAAGCGAGCAGCGCGATAGCCGTTGGGCTTTAGCGGCTTGCTCGTCGTGGAAAGCGTCGATTCGGTCGCGGAGCGCGCTATCCGAACGCGGTCGACGCGGTTGATGGCGTCCGGGCGTGACATTGATCGGTTCGTCGTCCTCGGCGTCGACGAAGGGCTGGGCCCAGCGGCTTACCCGAGCGACGCGCATCCGTAGCACGCAGGCATCCTACCACACTTCCCGCCCCATTGGGAGCGGGTTCGGCTACCTATTTCGCAGGGGGGTCCTTCGTGTCCGGATTCACGCCGATTAGTCAGGCCGACCTCGCCCAATTGATGGCGACCAACTTCGCCTCCCTGGTCGGTAAGAACGGCGTCAAGGCGCCCAATACGGACGCCGGCTCAGCACTTGGCGGATATTTCCAAGCCGGCGCCTTCGGCGGCACGCTGATCCAAAACGAGATCCTCTACGTTCTCTCGATCGAGCGCCTAGCAAGCATCCGTGCGCTGTCGAACGGCCAGCCCAATCCCGACGTCGACTCGTTTTGCGCCCCATTCGGCGTCCCGCGCCTTCCGGCAACCTTCGCTGACGGTACGGTCACCTGTTCGACGCCGTCGCCCGGCTCGCAGCAGATCACCGTCCCGGCAGGTGCCATTCTCTCGACCCCCCTGGGCGTCCAATTCCAGATTCAGCCCGGCGGCGCCGGCTACGACCCAGACACTGGCGGCTACGACATCCCCTCGGGGCAGTCGAGCGTCGACGTTCCGGTGGTCTGCCTCACGCCCGGCATCGTCGGAAACGTGCTCGCCGGCACCGTCTTTACGGCTACCGGCATCGGTGGTCCACTTCCGCCGTCGGTCAACTCGATCACGAACGCCGACGCTTTCGATTCGGCCCAATCCGCCGAGAGCGATGCGGCCTACAAGACCCGCTTTACAATCACCGTCTCGAGCGGCCGCGTTGGCACGGCGAATGCCATCATCGCCGCGGTGCTCGCCGGGCAGGCCGGCATCATCTACTCGATGGGCGATCGCGTCGACCTCGATCTCACCGAGCACGATGCGTATTTCACGTTCATCGTCAATCTGGCCAACACCGGAGCAGCCGCTCCGAGCGGTCTCATCGTCGATACGGAAGCTGCGATCGAAGCCGTGCGGTCGGCCGGCATCGACTATCAAGTTCTCGGTCCTGCGGTGGAAGCCGTCGCCGGCTCTGCCGTGCTCGTGCCGACGCCACAGTTCGCGAACCAACCGACTGCGGTCATTGCCGCTGCGAATCTCGCGTATCAGACGTTTGTTAACGCGATCGGCTTGAACGCCGATACGTCGCCAACGATTTGTTCAATCGCGCGTTGCTACGCAGCACTCTTGGGCGCGACGATCAACGGCGTCCCCTGCATCTTCGATGTCAAGGGTCTCACACTGAACGGTTCGAGCGTCGATCTCTCGCTGCCATTCGGCAATCAGTTCATCGCAGGATCTCCAAACTTCACGGTGGGCTAGTTTATGGCGTTGCTCTTTCTCGACGAGGACGGCAACCCAATGGCCGCAGGCGTAGAGGTGAAACTCTACCCTGAAGGCGTGCCACCGTCAGATGCCAATCTGATCGGCACCGATTGGACGCAATCCGGCGGTCTGTGCCCCAACCTTTTTGCCGTTGACGGCCAAAGCTACGTCGCATTCTTTACCGGACGACAGGGCCCGGCCACGGCCCAAGAGTTCACCGGGGACGGAACTAATCCGACCGTTGTCGACTGCTTGCCGTACCGGGCGCCGTCACTGACGACTGACAACTACGCTTCGCTCATTACACAGCGTCTGCTGCCCAAGGGCGTATCGTGGTGGGGCGATCAGTATTTGCAGCCCGGCGGTGGTATCGCCTGGGCGATGGCGCGCGCCATGGGCGCGATGCTGCAATTCTTCGATAGTTCCACGCAAGACCGCTTGCAAGCCGCGCGGCTCCAATCGTCGGCCGGCGGCGACGTCGATACCTGGGCTTTCGATTTCCTTGGCCAGTACGTTCCGCGGTTTACCGGCGAGAGCGATCAATCGTTCAAGAACCGCATCTATGCGGCGCTCGCCAATCCAAAGACGACGCTCGCTTCGATCTACGCAATGGTCTTGGCCTTTTACACGGCCGTGGAAACGTCGGCCGGCGGCGCCCTCGCGTTCGATGCCCCGTTTGGAGCGTTCGATGCTCCGGTCGGAGCCTTCGACCTATCGACGGCCGGCGGCGGATCGCTGCCGTCGATCTCCGTGTGGGATCACCACTCGCGCCCCGACCTCGATGCGCTCTACAAAATATCCAAACGCTTTGGCGTTGGCTGGTTCGTCATTCAGGCCGGTTTCAATTTACCGGCGCTGCGCGCGTGGTATCTCGACTACGGGTACGTCGACTACGACTCATTCCTGATCGACATCAACAATTGGAACGCGTCGACGACGCCTCCCGACCCGCGTCTTGGCGAGTTGGTGAACTTCGTTAAAGCCGAGGGCACCAAGCCGATTTACTTGACCACGTTCCTCGCTACTTCATAGGAGATCCCGTGAAGCTGATCGCTCCAGCCGTGCTCCAACCGATCATGGGCACGCAGATTTCCTTTGAGGATTGGAACCAGCTCGTCTCCTTAACGGAGTCGATGTCGAGCATCGGTCTTGCCCTGCAACAGGGCGTGACGAACGCACTGCCGCCGATTCAACCGGTGCAGGCGGCTCCCGTCAGCGGTGTCCTCGAGATCAATATCGGTGGACCGGATACGGACCATCCGCAGTGGACGTTGTGTCAGGGATTGCTCTGCGCGTCCGTTGGCGATCCGCCGGGAACCCAAGTCACGCTCACGGTGCCGGCGAACTCGACCGGCGAGACGCGCGTCGACGCGATTTGCTGCCAACCGGACTATCCGCAAGTCGATACGGCCTCCCGCAAAGTTGAGCAACCCGGCGGCAGCACTCCGACGCAAGACATCCCCATCGTCATCCAAGGGCTCGCGTTCCAATACGTCGAGGGCCCGGATGGCGGCGGCAATCCGACCATTCCGACCGGTTGGGAGGTTTTCGCGTACGTAAACGTACCGGACAGTGCGACGTCGATCGTGGACGGCGACATCGACGTGCAGTTCCCGTACATGAATCCTAACGCGTTCACGGTAACGACTACCAGCACCACGGTTCCAGCCGAAGGTTCGCAGGTCACGGTCAACGTGAACGATACGTCGGTATGGAAAGAACTCGATCTCGCCTACATTGTCGGCCCACACTCGGACAATGGGTTCCTCGCGCAAATCGTATCTGGCGGAGTTGACGGCAACGCTAACACGTTGACGGTTGAAAACCTGAATACGGCGATCAATGGCAGCGGAACTATGCCGATCGGTGCGTTGGTCGTTCCGGCCGGTATTGCTCCGGTCGTGTGCTCGATGACGGTCACTGACATTCCCGCTAATATCGGGGATTCGTTCACGATCGACATGTCTAGCACCGGGCAATATACGCCAGGATCGTACGGTTTGATTACCGGCCGAGTGCACGGCAAGGGCGCGTACTTCCTGGTTACCAATCAGAACTCGGCGACGCAACTGCAATGCACGCTCATTGGCATCGCGCAGGGCGGACCATCGCTTTTGGGCTCGACGCTGCTGCCCGGCTCGACGATCAACTCGTGCGCGCCACCAGGAATTATCGAAGAAGATCAGGACAACGGCGGATTCCTGAATCCAACGCAACCACTTCGGGTCAAAAAGGGGACGGTCACGATTACCAGCGGCGCCCCCGTGGACGTCACGTTTGCCGGCTCTGGCGGGGCAAATTTCTTCAGCAGTTCGAGTTACGAGATTGTTCTGACGTGCAAGGGCAGCGCCGGCGTTTCGGCCCCTTACTATACCTCTAAGAGCGCAGGCGGCTTTACCGTCAACGCAACCGGAACCGGCGACATCGGCTGGATCGCGATGGGCTACTAATGCGTCGTGCATTGTTTTCCGCATTCGCGATGCTTTGCTTAGCACTCGCGTTCGGGCGCCTCAGTCGGGCCGCCTCAATTCCGCCAAACTGCTGCACGCCGGCTACGAACTACAACACCTCGCATCGGCCGACCCCGACGCCGATGCCCACGGGAACGCCGACTCCGGTTCCAACCGCGTCGCCGACGACGTCGCCCACCACATCGCCCACAAGTTCACCGACGGCATCTCCGACGCCAACGAGTTCGCCAACGGCTACGCCGACGCCCGTGCCGACCGCAACGCCGACTCCCACCCCGACACCGACTCCAACGGCAACGCCGACACCAGCGGGATTCCTCGGCTGTCCGTACCCGTCAGGCGACGTTTGGCAGACCGACATCTTCTCCGCTTCGCCCGATCCCAACAGCGCTGCCTATGTTACGGCAACGGCCCAGGGCGGGGGCGGCGGTTCGTTCGGCGCGTACGCACCGACGACGAACGAGAAGGTCAACAGCGCCAACAATTCTACGCCGCTGGTGACGGTCAATAAGCAGGTGGCGTGGCACATCCCGTACTCTCCGATTCCGTGGATGTTCAGCCCGCCGTTCTACATCGAACCCTTGTCCGACGCGCACTCGCTCGTTCTACAAACCGATACCTGCCAATACTACGAGCAGTACGGAACGAAGGTCAGCGGCACGACACTCTCGGCCTACAACAACCAGCACGTCGACCTTACGGCTCCGTTCGTGCGGCCGCCAACTGGCGCCACGTCAACGGCGTCTGGCGTCGCGCTTGGACTCTGCGCCGTACGGCCCGAAGAACTGACGGCCGGCGTCATCTCACACGCACTGTGTTGGGACGCCACCAAGGGATCGCTCTCCAAGACCGCCTGCGTATCGCCGGCTGGCTCTACGGACTGTACCGATGGGCTTACCTACAATGGTCCTCCAAGCGATACACCCGCACCATACGGCGCGCATATTCGGTTGAAGGCATCCGTGAACTGCGCCGCGATGCACCGCGAGGCCGCGATCGTCTGCACCGCGCTGCAGCACTACGGTGCATACGCGATGGACACCGCATCGAGTAACGAGTTGATCTTCATCAACGACATCAATGGCGCTCCGACATGGACGAGTAGCGACTCGTCCGACCTCGGAACGATCAGCATCACGAACTTCGACTTCCTTTCGCCACCGTAAAGGACACCATGAAGAAGATCGCAGCGCTCGCGGGGATGCTGGCCCTGCTGGTGGGCCTTATTATGGCGCCAGCGTCGGCGCAAGCCGTGCCGGTTTCAGGACGAACGATCGTCTACCCGCTTGAGAATCCTCCGTCGACCGACACGGTTACGCAACCGGCGCGCTTCACGCGCTTGGCGATCGGCGCGTGGCTCATGCAAGAGTTGAACCTCACAGCGTCCGGCGACGGCGTGTACGCTGGTTGCACGACCGCTCCCGCATCTGGCCTGTACGTTGAGGTATCCCCAACGGTTTCCGGATCGGTCTGCGGGCTCTACCAAGTCCAGCCCGACGACGCCAATCCGATACCCGTGGGATACACGCCGCAACTAGCCGCCGACCCGACGCTTATCGTGGTGCAGGCGTTGCAAACCGGATCTACATCGCAAATCGGACCCCTCACGCCGCCCGGCTCCAACTCCGTCTATTGGCTGCTCGAAGGTCAACTTCAGACGTCGGACGGCGCCGTCGACTCGCGTGGTTTCTTCAATCCGATCACCGGCGCGATCGCCTCGCAGTCGGTAAATACGCAGCGGCAAGACGCAATCGTTTTCCAAACCAAGGAAGGCACCCCGGGGGTATCGCCGGCAAAGCCCGCGGTCGATAGCGGGTGGGTCGCCTTCGCTTACGTACTCGTTCCGAGCGGAACGTCGACGATTACCACCGGCATGATCTCCGCAGGCGCCGTCTTTGGCGGTTTGACTACGGTGACATACGGCGAGGTCAGTTGCACGGTGGCCGCGGCCACCTCATGCAGTGCGACGGCAACGGCACCCAATGGATCGGTCTGCGGCGGAGCCTATAACGCTACCGATACGACCGTGGATCTTTCCGGTCTCGAGCCGGCCGCGATTTCCGCCGTCAGTTCCAGCACAGCGACGTTCACGCTGCAGACGTCTTCGGCGACCGGTACGCTCGCCTACAACTACCAATGCTTCCTCTAGGCGGAGGGCTTCGGCCATGAGTGATGGGTGCGAGGTCCCTCGCGAACCGGTAACCCCACAAGTACGGGCAATCCTCGACGACTTGGTGGGGTTTCAAAAAGACATTTCCGACGAGGACGTTCCTGGGTGGACGATTAGCAAGCCGACGATCATCGAAGTCAACTCGGAGTTTCGAATCGTTCAGGCTCGCTCAAAACCCGAGGAGCACGCTCCATTTTTTCTCCCGGACGATGCGGAGGTGGCCGTCGCCGTTCAGGAGGGCTCCATCCGCGTGGATGCCGGTCGCGTCTCGACGACGCTCGTCGGCCGGCATTTCATGGTCGTCACGGCCGGTCCAGGTCGCTCGGTAACCGCACTCGAGCCGATCGCCCGCATTTACTGCTTCTATTTCCGTGCCGTCGGGGTGGGCAGCGATGGATCAGCTCCAGTTCCTGCTCGATAAAGTCATTCGTCTCGGAGAAGCACTCGCGACAACCTCCGCTCGACTCGACGGTGTCGCCGATTCAGTGGGCGAGCATTCCGAGAAAATTACGGAACTCGAAAAGATCGAGGGTCGCGTCAAGGCGATCGAAGACCGTATTAAAGACTCGCGCGAAGCTCACAAGATTCGCCGGCAAAACCTCATCGCGATCACCTCGCTCGTGGTGAGCGCCGTGTTTGCCGCGCTGACGATCTACTTCCAATTCTTCTATCATGCTCCGGTGACCCATTAAGGAGAGCCGCCCGTTGATTTACGGCATTGATATTTCGTTCGCTCAGGGCAACCCCGATTGGGACCTGGCAGTGAAATCTCCGCTCGTCAAGTTCGTCTTTTCCCGCGTCTGCTTTGGCGACAATCCGGTCGACGACGACGGCTCGATCTTCAACCGGAACCACGACGAGTGCAAGCGGTTGGGCATCCCATTCGGCGCCTACTGCTTCTTCCTGTCCAGCGAAGACCCGGTGGCCGAAGCGCAGCACTTCCTTGCTCAGGCGAACGGCCGATACGGTCAACTGCGACCGATGGTCGACGTCGAGGAGCAGTCCGGCAGCGCCGGCAGCGTCACGGAAAACATTACACGGCTGGCAGCATTCAACTCGGAGATTCGGCGGCAGCTCGGATGCGATCCGATCATCTATACCAACGCCGATACGTGGGCCACGCGGTTCGCCGGCTCGGACGCCTTTGCCGGCCATACGCTTTGGGTTGCCAACTACCCGCGCGAGCCGGGGCACTTCGCGCTTCCTGACGGCTGGCGATCGGCACAGATGCACCAATTCAGTAACGCCGGCGTCATTCCAGGATTCTCCACGAACGTCGATCGTGACGTCGCGCTTGCTGACTCCCTGGCCGAGTTGATGCGTTAGCCTTGGAAGAACTACCGACGCTCGCAGACGCGATCCGCGAAGGGTTCCGCGTCTACTCCTATACCGACGATGGCATCATCGTTCGCAAAGAAATCTCGCATGGCGTCTTTCTGAAGGCGTTCGTGCGATACAAGCCCGCGTAGTCGCCCGCTGGGGTGGCTTCCGCAAGGAGGCGCCCCGTGCATATCTTCGTGTTCCTCGTTGCTGGCATTGCGTCGTGGTTCAACATCGACACCGGGCTGTACGGATCGAACGCGCTGGTGTGCGCGTCGAATATGGTCGTTCCCGGTACGCGCATTTACGTCGAGAACGTCGACACTCACAAAACTTCACCCTGCGTTGTGATAGGGACGGGCCCATTTGTTCCTGGTCGTATTCTGGATGTTTCTCCTGCCGTGCGCGACCGACTTGGAATGGACGGTCTTGCGAGCGTGGTGGTCTATCGTTCGATCGGTGTCGCCGGTCGGTGCCATCGCGCTCCACCACCGTTGACCTGCCGCCAGCCGCCGCCGGCTCCCTGCATCCTTGACCTCCCGACACACGCCCTTCTCGTTTGCAAGTAGAGGCCCATGCATATCGACATTACGCGCGACGACATTCTTCAAGCGTATGCCCGGTCGAAAAGTATGCTCTCCGTCCACGCCTGGCACAATCCGCTCGCCATTGCGCTCGAACGGCACCACCGCGAAGTCGGCAAGTCGATTAAGGTGGCCGTCACGCGTGAGAAGGTCCACATATACGGCGACGGCATCATCGGGCGGTTCACGCTCACCGATCCGGCGCGCCGCTTTCTTTTTGACGAGTTCCTTTCCGGCATCGCCAAGCCAGTCGAGCGCATGCAAATCTTTACCTTCCAGAACTTATCGAAATGAACGCATTGCTTCGCAGTTTGAACACGCATCTCGTCGGTTACATCGGCGTCAGCGTGGGCGGATTCTCCATTCTTGGAGCCATAGCCGCACTCTTTAAGCTGCTTTCCGATCCGAGTTTTTTGGTCGCGCTGTACGGCGCGGTCATCCGTGCCGGCTCGCATTCATCGACGCCTGCGGACGTTCAGACGTTCGCGCAGTTGATTGGCGCCGGCATGGCCATTTTCGGCGGCATCATCCTGGCACTTTTCGCATCGTACTTCGGCATGCCAACGACGATACCGCCGGATTCCCCCAACACTCACTAGCTAGGAGTATTCATGTCCACTACCGATCCGGCTCCGGCCGCTCAAGCGGCTCCCGCCGCGCAACCCGACACCGAAACGCTGCTGCAAAAGGCGGAGAAGTTCGTCGAGAACGTTGCTCTGCGTTTGCCGGCGAAGTTCGCCGTCGCCATCCCGGCCGAGAAGGTCAGTCAGCAAGTGCTGAACGGCACCCTCACGGAAGCCGAGGAGAACGGCAAAGTCGTCATTACTTGGACCCCGAACCCGTAAGTCCCATTTCGGCACTTAGCGTGCGGAACGAGCCCGTATCCACCCGATTTTCCGGCGTGGTGCGGGCTCGTTTTGTCTCTCGCGCCGGGAATCATCCCGGAGCCAACCGCTGCCAATATGTTGCCATCCCGGTTACATATTGACGGCACGGGTGGAAATACGTGAGCGAACCCCAGTACACCTCGAGAACCCTGACAAAACGCATCGCGCTCGATCTCGTCGCGCAGTACGGTAATAAGACTGCGGCCGCGCGCGCCATTCATGCGCAGTTTCGCGATGAGCACGGTCGCAAGCCGTCACTCGAAGCCGTCATCCACTGTATGCGGAGAGCCCTGGACGGGCAGGGTGCCGCTGACGTTCCGAAGATTTACGACGGCGCCGAAGCCGATAAGCTGAACCAAATCAAGAACCTGCTCGACGAAGCGAACATCCCACTCGACGCGATCGACAAGATCGACAACGTCAAGATCAAGAGCGGTTTCCACGAAGGTTTGACCAAAGGCCCGGACGACGAGCCGGTTGTTACGCGCCTGAGTTCCAAGAACGTCACCGTCATGCTCAGCCCGAAATGGGAGAGCGGTCCAGCGTGGCCCGTCGTTCAGCCAGCTAAACCAGCCACCATAAAATACACGGCACCGACCATCATCGTTCCGCGAGGCTTACGTATCGAGGTCGTGCACCCCGACACCCAGGGCGGATTCCAACGCGTGCTCGACTCGCGAGAGTTTGACGGACACCGCGAAAGCTACATCCTCCAGGCTATTCACGACGAGGACGCCGTCGACGTCGCACTCCAACTGACGGCTGCGATTCAGCCGGACGGTTTCACCCACGTCGGCGATCTGCTCGACATGTCCGAGTTCTCAAAATATTTGCAGGTTGAGGAGTTCTGGCGTGTCACGCAAGAGTCGATCAATTGGGGCCACAACTACCTCGCGAACGTCAAGAGCGCCATGGGTTCGCCCCGCCGCCGCGCTGGCAAAACTATAGCAAAACGCTATAGATTGGTTGACGGGAACCACGACTGGAAACGCCTGGCGACCTACGTTCAACAGAACGCCCGAGCGGCGTTCGGTCTACGGCCGGCCAACGCGACGCCGGAATCGTGGCCAGACCTCTCGTTTCCACATCTGCTCCGACTCGACGAACTCGGGTTCGAGCAATGCGGTATGTGGCCCGGATCGGAGGCGTGGCTGATCGAAGGGCGCCATGCACTCGTCGTCGTGCACGACCCGAAGAAGAAGGGGGCCTATCAAGCCTCCGTGATCGCCGGTCACACGCACCGGCACCGGGAAGAAACCTTTACCGTTCGGACGCCGTTCGGCCACCAAACCTTTACGCTGTACGAAATCGGCGCGCTCTGCTCGCTCGAACGCGTGAAGGCCAAGGGCGCCATTCAGCGCACGCGCACGCCTTCCGACCGCGGCTTTGTATCGGAGTGGGTGAACGGCATCGCCGTGGTCGAGATCCTCGAAGATACCGGGCAGCACCGGGTCGAGTTCATTCCCATTCTCGACGGTGTGGCGCTCTATCGGGGCCAGAAGTTCGAGGCGAAGCGAGCGCCGCTTCCGGGCGGCAAGACGGCGCGTGCGGCAGCCTGAGCCGTGCGAGTTCCCGATCGGATACGCCGCTGATACCGTCTGCAAGCGGTGTGAGTGGCCGCGAGATGCCCACTATGGGGAGATGCCATGGCGAGAATCACGACCCACGAAATCGCCTACGCTTTCCAGGAGGAGATCGTCGCACGGCTACGGTCGCTAAGGGTTCCTCGCGCGAAGACGGTTGCGGATGACATCGTTCCGAAGCTCGTCGCGCACATTCCGACCGAGGCATTCGACACAAAGCCTATCTGGGAACGCGGGCTCATTCATTTCCACGGCGACTTCACTGAGGCCGCGTGTGTGGACTCCCATGAAGAACTCATGGCGATCCACCACAATATCAAAGCCGGCATTCCGATTCTCGTGTACCTGTCGTCGCTCGGCGGAAGCGTCGAGTCGGGGCTCGCATTGTTTTCGACCGTGCAAGAAATCCGCCGGCAAGGTCGCAAGGTGAACTGCCACATTCAAGGCGTCGCCATGAGCATGGGTTCGATTCTTGCTCAGGCGTGCGACGTTCGAACAATCGAGCCGTTCGCTGCGATGATGGTTCACGGTATGAGCGACGCTCCGCCTGAATCAAAGAACTGCGACCTCGAAGATCGCGTTGCATTCAATCGGACCTGGGAAACGATCATCAACGGTCTGTATTCGGCGCGCAGCGGAAAGCCGGTTGAGTATTGGCGCGGCAAAATGGAGCGACGCGACTGGTATCTTACCGCACGCCAGGCGGTGTCCGAGGGCCTCGCCGACAAGATGACGCCGATTCAACCGTACCACCCAAGGCGGAGCATCGCGAAGCCGTCAACCCGCACGATCTAGCACAAGGAGATACGCTTGCCAGCGGAACTCAGTTCCAAAACGATTATTGCACGGCCGCCGACGTTCGAACGGACGGCCGACGCTACGCTCGACCGCACGCGAGCGACCTACGCCGAACGCGGTAACGGCTACGGCGACAGTTGGGACGTTTCCAACGTCACGGACGCAGTCACAAGGGCCACGCTCGAACGCTTCGGCATTCGTGGCCTCGACGCTTACGAAATGCGACTACTGCAGCTCGCCTGCCTCATCGACGTCAAGGATTCGCGCCTCATCGGCAAGTGGAATCCAGACTCGCTCGTCGATGGGATCGCGTACCGCGCAGTATACACGACGTTGCGCGACGAGTACGAGCAACGGCAGGCGGCAGCGGTGATCTTGCCTGATCCCTCGACGGTGTAAAAACGCGAACCCCCCGCCGGATGGGTGGCGAGGGGTCGTGCTATCCCCCGAGAGGGTTGGTGGACACTCGGAGGACAGTCCGGTGTGGGGCCTAGCGGAAAATCAGGGCTAACACGGCTCCGACGATCGCGCCCGCGACGGGAATCGCCACAACGAGCAGCGAGGGGTCGACGCCGAAGGATTTGGTTGCGTTCATGCGCGGATACTACCACGCAGGCCGCCGGCCGCAGCGCCAGGTAGGTGCCGTGCTGGTGCCATAGGATTACGGAAGAAGGGGAGGCTGGCTTGCGCCGGTCTCCCCTTTCGGTGTCTCCTACCGCTCCAAAATCTTAAGCATTTCACGTGAAAACATACGTTCGCGTGTCGCATACGTGCTCTTGATTTTGAACCCTCGCAAGGCCGCGTCATGCCCGAGAAACAGCTCCCCGCGCCGGCTAGGATGCGCCCAGAGGCCGCAGGCGAGTTTGCCAATGGCCCGAGCCACGTCCTGGCGCCACTCCGTCGACTGCGTCTTCCAGAGGTCTGGCAGGCGCCCGAAAACCGTTGAGAGCCGCTGCCGAAGGGCCGAATCGGTACCCAACGCGGCGTGATCGATCTCGAGCCGCTCCAACTCCGCGACGACGCCTTGCTTTTCCGCGTCGATCTTGCGAAGCCGTTCCCGCAGGTCCGTCGCGGTATAGACCCCGTCTTCCGCGAACTCACATGCCCGTCGTCGACGGGCCTCGACCTTAGCCAGCCGCTTGCGCGCTTCGTTGATTCGAACGGCAATGGCCTCAGCGTCCCGCGCCGAGGGCTCCGGTGCCAGAAGGTCGGGTTGCACCCCAATCTCCCGGAGGATCTGGAGGAACGCCGCTTCCAAGGCGTCCGCCCGATGGCCCGGCCGGTTCGTCGACTCCTTCCCCGGCTCTTGCGGGTGGTGACGGCAACGGTAGTACCGAATTCGGTAGGGGGCGTTCCCGGTCGCGTGACCGACGAGCAGGTGCCCGCAGGTGCAGTGCACGGCGCCGCGCAGCGGCCACTCCCATTCGCCAGTCGGGGCGAAGCGGAAGTTGTCGACTCTGGCCGCTTCCGCGCGCGCAACCGCTTCCGGTGACACGACGACCCGCCGCACGACCTCCGAGGCATAAAGACTGCGGATCGTCGACGCACCCCAGGTGAGGGGCCGTTCGGCGCCGTCGTACAGCCGCTTTGGTGGCGCCTTCATGCGGATATGGTTCGCAATACGGGTTAGCCCCCATCGCTGAGCCAAGAGGTCGAATATCTCGCGCACGATCGCTGCCTCGGGCTCGTAGGGAACCGGTTTACCGTCGACGAGTACCACGCCGTAGGGAACGGCTCCAAGGTGCTTGCCGGCGGCCCGACGTCGGGCATGGCCAGCGCGCACCCGGTCGGCGCGCACCTCGTTTTCGACGGCGGCCACGATCGATTTGATGGCCGGCAAGATCGCATCGCTTGCGCGCTGCAGGCGGACGTCGCCATCTTCGCGTGTGTGAAGCACCGGCCCAAGGCGCCGCAGTTCAGCAATAGCCCCCATGACGTCGAGCGAGTCGCCGCGTCCTAACCGATCGATGCGCGTCAGGAGGATGCGCGCCGGCCGAGCGCCCTTCGGAATGGCTTGCAGTTCGGAGATGAGGTCCGAGAGGAGTTTGCGGACGCCGAGTTTTCCTGTGGAAACGCCCCGAAACACGCGCTCGATGCGCCAGCCTTGCGCGGCGGCGGTCTCCTCGGCCCAACGTTGTTGTGCGTCGAGGGTTTCGGCTTGCTGATCGCTCGATACGACGAGGTACGACCACGCGGTGGCGCTCATTTCCAGAGGCCAAAACCGTCGGCGATGAGTGCGACGGCGATCAGAATAACGATGATGCCAATAGGGAGGAGAATCAGGGCGCCGCAGCCGCCAGCCATCGACATGCAACCGGCTTGCGTTTTGCTCAGTTCAAGCGACGCTTTTGCTGCAGCGAGTTGGGCGGTCCGTATCTCCTCGTCAGTCGGCACGACGCTAGGGAGCGGTGCAAGTCGTTGGGCCGGCGCTTAGAACGCCGCCGAGGCTTGGAGCGTTGATGACGTTCGCGCCGGCGATCCATTCCGTGCTGCTGCCCATTGCTACTTGTGACAGCCAGGGATTTCGGTCGAGTTGATCGAGATCCAAGAATGCGCCCAGCGTCATCTTCGGCCAGCGTTTGTGCACCGCTGCGGCCATGACGTCGTGATAGCGCGGGATCCACACGGCCGGTGGAAGCATCGCGAGCACCGTCACCGGTGCGTCTGCCTTTCCGTATCGGTACGCGTTCGGTCCGAGACCGCCGGCGATCGCAACGGCGACGGCCGCATCTTGGGCGGTACGTCCTTGCACGAATCCGCCAACGCTGATCGCAGCTGCTACCGGAAAGTGACACGTTTCGGCTCGAGCGACGGCGCCCAGGCATGAAAAAAGACCGGCGGTCGTGACGAGCATGCCGAGCGTATGGCACCATTGGCGCGTACGGTGGAACTTCCAAGCGAGAGCCGCTTGGGCGAACCTTAAGAAAGTGTGCAATACATGTATTGCAGGGTTAACGCCCGCTTGTTTGTTGTGCGAGGTTCGGTGCGCCATTACGCTAAGTGCTGATGGTCGAAACCGAGCGGGCGCTTACAGGCGCCCAGGTTGGCGTTTTGAAGTTTCCTTCTCGCCCTAAAGGAGGGTGAACGTTTGGTATCCTCGGACGGCATCCCGAACCCAATCACGCAATTCCCCGCTTTCCGCGCTTTGATTTCGTCGGAGATTCGGAGGGCGTACCAGCTTCCGGAGGGGTGTCAAACGCCTCTGGAATGTGCTCTTTCAGAGTGTCGATGTTCAGCCCGACCTGCTGGGCAATCTGCACTAACGTGTGTGCCAGAATCGCCAGCAGCGGGTCCCGCGGTGGTGATTCAGATGGAGGATTGGCTTCGATCGCACCGGAGGAAACGGTCCGCCTAGGCCGCCCGAACGCCAACCAATAGGGGTCGATCCCCAACTCCTCGCAGAGCTTCAGGCCGGCCGGGAACTTCACCGACCCGCGGTCGCCCATCATCACCCGCTTGGCGCTCTGGGAGTTCTTATAGCCAAGCATGGCGGCGACTTCGGACTCGGTCTTGCCGGCCTCGCTAGCCGCCATCGTCAACCTTCCGTAGAAGGTCTGCTGCTCCAAATCGCCCTTCTCGGCGGTCTTTCCGTCGCGGCTAGGCATGCCTGAATCTTAGGGCTAAAAACTCAGCCAAAGGGATTGCCAAACAGTAAGCCACTAGGCTATAATGGCCCCAATGACTATTGCCGAGGCCCTTTCCAGGGCGGGCGCACCGGTTTGCGGTCGCCTCGCGGTAAGCACATCGCCACGTTGATCGCGACCGTCCCCGGTTTCGCCCGACTGATTGGGCTGGAGATTGCGGCGTGAAGCTGGCCTCCGCGGCCGTCGAGCGCCAAGTGACTCGTGCCGTCTGGCTTACAGCAAAGCTCTTGCTGAAGCATGAAGTGAACTATACCGCGTACCAGCGGCATTTCAAACGCTCTCTCCGTACGTATTACAGTGACCTGGCGCGCATCGCGCGCGCCGGCATCGCCTACGAGTCGTTCCGCGACCACCAAGGCGCCGTCCGACTTGTGAAAGCGACGATTTAGCATGTCGCTGACCATAACAGATGCTACGAGTGGGCGGAAGGTACGCGGCACCACCGCGGCACCCGGCCGCGCTCGCATCTACATCGACAACGCTGATGACGCGAACGTGCGGCAGATCGTCGATTTGATTCTGCGCGCCGAAGCAGCGCAAAACTACAAAAACGGCACGACCGCTCGTAACGATCGTGCCGCGAGCACCAACGGCTAGTAAGGAGCCATCAATGCATAACGACCATATCGCACTTCCTTATACCGCGCAAGCGTCCAAGCCCGCGGTCGATGACATCCCCTTCGACATCATCATCGACGAGGCGGAGTGGGCAGCCAGAGTTACGGGCGAGCCGGAAGACGATCACGTTGCCAACGCCGATGGCCGCGGCGCCAGCGCGCGCCTCTGCGCCAAATGCCACGGCATCGAGTTTGACGACGGCGACCGAAACTACGAAGGAACGCGCAATGTCGCGGTTCTCTCGGAGAACCTGACGCATTGTTCGACCTGCACCGACTGCGTGATTCATCCGCGGTGCGGCAAAACGGTAGGCGACGCGTCCGGCCTGTGCCCGCATTGCGCGTTCCTGGAAAACGAAAAGCTCGTCCGCGCATCGCGCGAGGATGACCTTCTCCCGGTAACGCTTTCCCATGCTTCGGAAGACCTGAAGCGTGGGCTGGAACTGCTGAAGAAAGAGACCGACTCGGCCAAGCGCGCTGCGGTACAAGAAACGCTCAAAGAGATTTGGGAAGCCGCGCTGATCGGGTCGGTCGAGAATCGGGACGAGATCGTGCGGATGCGTACGGCCTCCTCCGTGGCGGCCTGACATGGCGCTCCACCTTATTCTCGGCGTTCTCTTGCTCGCATTTATTGGCGCAAACGCTTGGGTCATTGCTCGCCTTTGGGTGGCTTCTCGTCCGCAAGCGCGCGAGGTTGGCATTCATGTACGCGGTGATTCCGTGCAGGCGTTGGTTGCCGACCCCTACTTTCTTTCGAAGGCGTACCGGCCGTGAGCGCCACGCAACTCGCGTTCTTTCACGGCGTTGGCGAGCGCAATCGCATCCTTGCCGCGATGGCAGAAAACCATTCCGTTTATCTGACGAGCTTGCGTTCGTTCGCACGAGTCATCTGCCTTGAAGAGGGCTCCGTCACGATCGACCGTTTGCGCGAGGTCATGAAAGAGCGCGGCTTTCCATTCCCCGACGAGATTAACGCCGACAACCGCATTCTCGGAACCGTGTTCAACACGAAAGACTTTATTGCGGTTGGGCAGCGTCCCACGAAACGCACTGAGCGAATCGCTCGTTCCGGCATTGGTTCGTCGTTCGTGACGACCTACCGGCTTTCCATGCGAGGTGACGTATGAGCGCTCGCAATCTCGTTACTTGTCTAGCGTGCGGGATTTCATTTTTGCCAGGCTCGAACGAGCCGCTCTGTCCATGCTGTGCGCGTCCTGCCGTTTCCCCTTCGATGGGGCGCGCCTACCTATCTATTCATCCATTCGCGGTGCACCTTTTGATTCTGCTTTCGCTCTTGTGTGGCTTGGCCTACGGCCTCCACACCGTTGCCGACCGCGTATCGACTGAGGTTGCAGCCGCGCTTACTTGCGGAGGTGTCCCATGTCAGCACAACTAGAGGTTCACGAAGGCGAGTTCCGCGTTACGGAGGAGCCGCCGCAACTGATCGACCTGCCGCGCAATAAGGAAATCGCATGGCGCGAGATGACGAACGACGCCATCGTTCTGTACGTCAACGCCGCAGCCGAGGAACGCCATCGCTTGATGGACTTCTTCCGGGCGATCGAAGACGCCGGCAAAGCCGAGATCGAGCGCCGGATGCGCGAGAACAACGCGACGGAGCTTGCCGTGCCCGGAATGGAGCGGGTGGCGTTGGAGGAGCAGTTCACGGCGTACATGGACAACCTCGACGCTGCTCGTACGGCCGCGGAGCTTTTACGCGCCGCCGGCAAGGACGAAGAAGCCGCCAAAATCATTAAGCACATTCCCGAGGAGACGATCGTCAAGCCTGCCCACGATCAGTTGGGCGCGCGCGTCTCGATCACGGCATTGGTGAAGAAGTACGGCGATACGCCGGGCTTAGGTGCGGCGCTGAAAGCTATTCAGACGCGCGAATCACTCGGTACGAAGCTGGTGTGGAAGCCGAGCAAGTCGGTGGCCAAATGAACCGCGTGAAGGTCGCGTCGACGTCGCTCGCTTCCGTCGGCTTCGACGAGGAACTCCGCATCATGCACGTTGAGTTCGTGCGTTCTTCCGGCAGCGAGCTTACCGTTTACGAGTACCGCGAGAACGGCCCCACGGCCGACCTGAAAGCGGCGTACGAGATGATGATGGCGCCGGGTGCGTCGATCGGGACGGTCTATCACAAGCACGTTCGCACGAATCCTGACGTCGTGTGCTCGAAGGTCGAGGACCCCGAACGATGACGCACCGCAAGCTACGTCTCTTAGCCGTTGGCTTGACGCTCGACATGTACCTATCGTCACTGCTGTTCGAGTGGGAGTGGAACGCCTTGTTTGTACCCCTTTACCGGCTGGTTGAGCCGTTCTACAGGATGATGGTTCGATGAGCGATCAACTGTTGGCAATAGGCGCTGCCGCTGCCATGACGATCGGGGTTCTCGTCACCCTGCCCGCCATGCTGGGCTTCATTCGTGATAATTTCGCCGACGGTGATATTTACACCGGCATCGCGTTATCCGTCCTTCTCGGATTGATCATTCTCGCAGTAGTTGGTGTTTGCTATGGGGTCTATCGGTGGCTGCGCGCATGAGTCGCACGTTGCGTTGGTACGTCGCGTCCTCGTGGCGCAATGACGAGCAGCCCGCCTACGTCAAGCTGCTCCGCGAACTCGACCAGAGCGTTTACGATTTTCGCAATCCGGTCCCCGGCGACAACGGCTTCGCATGGCATCAAACCGCTGCCCGCGCCAAACCGTGGGACGGTGAATCCCTCAAGATTGCGCTGGCCGATCCGATCGCCGAGCAGGGCTTCAGTTACGACATGACCGCGCTTCGCGAGTGCGATGTCTGTCTGCTCTTGATGCCAGCCGGTATCAGCGCGAATCTCGAACTTGGCTATGCGGTCGGTGCGGGAAAGACGACGATCGTCTACATTGGTGACCACGGCCGGCGGGTATTCGAGCCGGAGTTGATGTGGAAGATGGCCGACCATCTCGTAACGTCGCAGCGTGAGTTGCTCGACGTGATCGCCGGCATTATCGCGCCGAAGCCTCCCGCGCTGTCGGCCGTGGCCTAACCCATGCCATGCATTTTCGGCACCTCTCTCAGAGCCTGCAGCGGATCCCACGGATCAGCGCGCTCACACTCACGGTCTACCGGAACGTCGATAAGGACACGCGCCACGAGCTTGCGTTCCACGTTCCAGGCCGTTCTGGGGTCTACGACGTTACCGTCGATAGAAACACCTACGAAGTCCGGTGCAGCTGCGTCGCGTCTCAATACGGCAACATCTGTCGCCACGCGATCGCAGTCAACCAATGGTGCATCGGCAATCTTGAAAAGGAACCCAAACACACCATGAGCATTCTCGATGGAGCCATCCCGCGCGAACGAAACACCGATTTCAAGCGAACCGTCATTACGGTCGCGCGCGGCGATCACAAGTCCTATTTCCTCGGGATCGGACCCGAGATTTCCAAGGAAGAATCACAGTTCCCCTGCGGCATTTGCAGCGGTTCACGCATAAAGAACGGCGAGGACTGCCGCGCGTGCGCCGGCACGGGAAAGAAGCATCAAGAAAAAGTCGCGCTGCGTTACGCCACCGGAAAAAACACTGTGCAAGAGGAGTGGGTGACGCGGTCTTTGGCCGCTCCGAAGCAACTCCCAAACGGCAAGGTGGCCAAGGCGTCGACGATGTGGGTGCGTCTCAGTGCGATCTCGGGTCTGCAAGACCCCGAGGACATCAAAGCCTGGTACGACAGTCTGCCGACGCGCCAAGGCCCCGCCGGCGAAGCGATCGTTCCGATTCCCATTTGGCTAACGGTCGTGGGCAAGGAAGGTAAGCCGGACGAGGTTCGCATTGGCGAAGTTCGTCTGCGCGATGTTCAGGCCGCCGCAGCGCCTCCGCCGCCGGCCGAAACCTTCGACGACGAAGACGACGACATCCCGTTCTAATGGACGTATCTGCTTTGGACATCGACCGCTACTCGAACGCCGAGCTTCGTACGCTCGCCTACGGTGTCAAGTGCCAATTGCTTGACGATCTGATTGGCGAAACGGGACGACTTGCCGGGGTGCAGATGCTAGCGATCGATGTCCTGGCGGATGCCGAGATGATATTTACGCGCGAGCCGTCGCGCGAGCATAAAGCCCGGGTCATCGATGCCAAGCGCAATCTGAAGAAGGTCGAGGTTGCCGTGCGGACTCGTTCCAAGCAGGCGTCGATGCTGCAGACCCAGGTCCGGGCACCGCAAGGATACGGCGCATGATAGCACTCCCATTCCGGATTGTTTCGTGAGCGCAGAGAAGATTGTGATCGAACTCTATCTGGCGATCGAAAGGGCAACAGGCTCGGGGAACATTCACAAAGTTCGCCTCGCTGCTCGCTCGCTTGGCTACAAGTTCACCAACAAGGACTCGAGCGATTGGCTCAAGCCGTTCATCGCAGCTGCGGCCGCTCGGTCATCGGCACCGCTCGCGGCACCTGAAGTCGGCACCGATATACAGGTGCCGCAGCACGAGGGCGGCTATGAGGAAAATCAGGTGCCGCAAGGATGTGAATCGGCACCGGATCGGCACCTAAACGGCACCGCCAACGGACTCACGCGCGATAAGGTAATTCCTAGTTTATTAGCAGAGCCTTCGGCTCTGCCTGCGAAAAAATCGCAGGCCAGCACCCAGGGAAATCCACCCCCCTCCCACCGACCGCTGAAGCTGCCGCTGGACGCTCAGGTCCAGGACGCTCGTCGAGCGATCCTCGCTGCCGTGTGGGACCTCATCGGACGCACCCCATTCTCCCGAACGATCACCAAGACCGAGTGGGGCCGGCGCAACTCTCGCGTCGCTCTCGACTTGGCGACCAATGGCGTCACGGCTGACCAATGCATCGCAGCCTATCGCGCCGCCGAGAAGCGCATGGGAACCCCGCCGCGCACCTTGCAGATCGTGCAAGATCAACTTGGGCGTATGGCGTTGCCGCAGCCGGTGAAACCGACCGACAAACCCTCGGGCGCCCAAACGACGATGTACTCCCGGTGCCGTCGTTGTGATTCGTTCAAGCGCGAGCTGGACATGGTTCCGAGCGTTCACGATCGGCAAAAGCTCGTTTGCCGAGAGTGTTCGCAGCAGGAGCACGCGGCATGACGGTGGGGTATGGGCTCACACTGCGGCGTCGTAGCGATCGAAGTGAAACCTGCGTGACATGCCCGGCGCAAGCGTCGCCGTCGAGCATGCGGACCGTGCGAACTGCCAACGGGATGAAGCACATGTGTCGGACTTGTTTTTCCAAACGCGAGAAAGGTGTGGCGTGAAAGTTTACGTCAGCGGACCGTATAGCTACGGGGATCCTTGCGAGAATACGCACAACGCGATTGTCGCCGGAAATCAACTGCTCGATGCTGGCTTGGTGCCGTTCGTTCCGCATATTTCGCACTTCTGGCACACAATGACCCCACGTCCGTGGGAAGATTGGATGAAAATCGATCTTGCGTTTTTGCCGGCGTGCGATGCCTTCTTGCGGTTGCCTGGTAAGAGTCGCGGCGCCGACATCGAGCAAGCCGAAGCCGTGCGAATCGGTATCCCCATATTCCTTACCTTCGAGGGGTTACTCCGATGGGCGAAGGTCATGCAGGCGGCGTCGGCATGAAACAGATGCGCGCGCGTCGCAAGACGGCAACCTTCAACGGAGCAGCGCTCGATGCTGCTTTCTCCCGGAACGTCAAGGAACGCGACGGTCATCGTTGCCGCATGGAGCGGTGGGATGGATCTCGTTACGTCGAGCACGGCATCAAGGGCGATCCGTGCAACCCGCTGGACGCAGCGCATATTTACGGGCGTCCGCACTTGCCGCCATCCATCCGCTTCGAAGCCATCGTGGGGCTCACGGCGTGCCGCGATTGCCACGAGGAATACGATCGGCACGGCGATCGGGTCCGTGTGCCGCTAAAGCGCGAGTTCACGGCATTCAAAGCGATCAATATGGCGAGCAAAGTTGGGATTGCACGGAGACTTCCGCCGTCGCGTCCGCTCGTTCGGGAGAAGGCATCGTGAGTGACATCGTGACGATCACCTCCTTTCGTGGTGTAACGGTCTATGGCTCATTCGGATGTAGCGAAGAAGAAGCGCGTAAGGAAGCCGAGGCCGAGCTAGAGCGCTTTCGTCGCTTGCCGGAGGGCCCTGCGTGAGCGACGTGCTTGCGATCTCCGTGCCGCTCGGAAGCCGGTATGCCTCGGTCAACAGTGTCGGTGCAAACGGCCATCGCGCCGGCAAGAAGTCCGACGCCTACAAACGACTCTTTGCCGACGTCAAGACCGCGGCGGAAGCCGAGATGGCCCGGATCGGATGGCAGAAGGCGAGCTGCGAGTGCTTCGCGATGATCGTCCGCTACGTCGTCACCCGTCGTCGTGGGGACGCTTCCAACCAGGGCAAATGCGAACTTGATGCGTTGACGGCCGCGGGCGTGTGGGATGACGATTCGCTCGCGACGCCGTTTGTTTCCAGCGTTTGCTATGCACCCGAGGGCGGTCACCGTTTAGCGATCGTCGTCGTCAAGCAACGCCAAGAAGTGCCAGCCGCAAAGCGTCTTGGAAGCGTCGGCGCGGCGCGGCCACTGACACCCGACGCCGTGCCGGGTGGCACACGCACGGCAACTCCATCGCGAGAGTCGGTGCTCGCCGCATGGCGCCCGGGTGACCCAATACCTGACGGCTGCGCGGTGCTCGGCGGCAAGTTGGTAATGCTCGATTACGCGAAGGAGTTGATTCGCAAATGAGTATCCTGTACGCCCCTCACGCGCATCCCTTCTCTGCGCCTATCCCCTGGACCGTAAATTGAACTACGCGGAGTTTTTAGCGCGCAAACAGCGTGCTGCGGAAGCGACCGGATTCAACGGAGAGATACTCCACGACCGCTTATTCGATTTCCAGAAGGCGATTGTACGGTGGGCCTTGCGTCGCGGGCGTGCGGCGATCTTCGCCAATACCGGACTCGGCAAAACGGCGATGCAAGTTTCCTGGGGCGCTAACGTCGTGCAGAAAGCCGGCGACGTACTCATCTTGGCTCCGCTGGCTGTGGCGCAGCAGACGGTCGAAGAAGCCGCCCTCCTTGGCGAAACGGTAACGCTCTGCAAAGAGGAACGCGACCTGCGCCCTGGTCTAAATATCACGAACTACGACCGCCTCGATCGGTTCAGCGCCTCACGCTTTGCTGGCGTCGTCCTGGACGAGTCGAGCATTCTTAAGTCGGTCGATGGCAAGACGCGCCGATCATTGACCGAGGCGTTCTCGCGCACCCCATACCGTCTGTGCTGCACGGCTACGCCCGCTCCGAACGATACGATGGAGTTAGGCAACCATGCCGAGTTCCTTGGGATTCTCTCGGCGGTTGAGATGCTCGCGACGTACTTCGTTCATGACGGCGGCGATACGCAAAAGTGGAGACTTAAGGGTCACGCCGAGACTGCGTTCTGGCGGTGGGTGGCATTGTGGGCGGTTGTGATGCAGAAGCCTAGCGATCTCGGCTTCGATGATTCACGATACGATCTGCCGGAGTTGCGGATGGTCGAGCACCTGCTCGAATCCGGCACGACGACCGAAGGGATGTTGTTTGCCATGCCCGCGCAGGGCTTGGTGGAGCGCCGGCAGGCGCGTAGCGAGGGTATCGAGATTCGGGCAGACCGCGTGGCGGAAACGGTACAAGGCGATGGACCGTGGCTGATATGGTGTGATCTCAACGCCGAGGCCGACGCGATTCGCGCACGCATTCCGGACGCCGTGGAGATTCGCGGCTCGGACGATCGCGACGCAAAGGAACGTCGCCTGATCGACTTCGCGCATGGGCGCATCCGCGTTCTCCTCACGAAACCCAAGATCGCCGGGCTCGGAATGAATTTCCAGGTCTGCCACAAGATGATGTTCGCGTCCGTAACGGACTCGTGGGAGCAGTTTTACCAGGCTATTCGGCGTTGTTGGCGCTTCGGGCAAACGCGGCCCGTCGAGTGCCACCTCGTCCTGACCGAACGCGAGCGCAGCGTTCTGGAAAATCTCAAGCGCAAGGAGCGGGACGCAGAGCGGATGCGCGCCGCGATGGTTGCCGAGTCGATGCTCGGCTTCAACGAAAACGCTCCCATCCGCAGTGACTATGCCCATCCGAAAGTAGAGGTACCCGCGTGGCTGACCGCATCGTAACCGACGATTACGCCTTGTATCGCGGGGACTGCATTGAAGTCTTGCGTGAACTGCCGGATGATTCGGTCGGCTACTCGATCTTTAGCCCACCCTTCGCGAGCCTCTACACCTATTCTGCCTCCGATCGCGACATGGGCAACTGTAAGGACGCCAAGGAGTTCTTCGAGCACTTCCGATTTTTGGTGGCGGAACTCTATCGCGTGATGATGCCCGGCCGCAATCTGAGTTTCCATTGCATGGACCTGCCGACAAGCAAAACGCGGGACGGGGTCATCGGGCTCTACGACTTTCGTGGTGATCTGCTCCGCTCGTTCTCGGACGGCGGGTTCATCTATCATTCGGGCGTCTGCATTTGGAAAGATCCGGTGACGGCGATGCAACGCACCAAGGCTTTAGGGCTACTGTGGAAGCAGCTCAAGAAAGACTCGGCAATGTCGCGCCAGGGCATCCCCGACTACCTCATAACCGTTCGCAAGCCGGGCGACAATCCGCAACCCGTAGCGCATCGCGCAGAGGATTTCCCGGTCGATCTTTGGCAGCGATACGCTTCTCCGGTCTGGATGGATATTAACGCCAGCCGAACGCTTCAACGTGACTCGGCACGCGACGAGAAAGACGAGCGCCACATCGCGCCGTTGCAACTAGACGTGATCGAACGCGCCACGATGCTTTGGTCTAATCCTGGCGACGTGGTGCTGTCTCCGTTCGCCGGCATCGGCAGCGAAGGGTATGTCGCGGTCAAGATGCGTCGGCGGTTCGTTGGGGTCGAACTCAAGGAATCGTACTTCGAGCAGGCTGTTGGTAATCTTGAGGCGGCCGTGATCGAGCGCGATTCGCCAGCGCTGTTCGGATAAACCGCATGACAACTGCGATCCCCTGGCCCGTGGTGAAGCCGTGAAAACGCTTCAAGCCGTATCGACGCGCGAAGTTGGATTCTTAGCCGGCCTTTTGGGCGTTACTCCCGAGATGGCAGCGGCAAGTGAAGCGCGCCGAAAGATTCGGATGCGGTGCGGGCGCCGTTATAAACGCAAAATCGGACGGCGATGGATTGGTAAGCATAAGTAGCCGAATACAACCAGGCCGGAAACGCCGATTGCGACGCGGCATGCCGATGAGTTCGAGCGCCTAATGGAACTGTTTGCAAAGAAACGCCGAGCCGCATGACCACATCATCTACGCAGCGCACGGAGCGCGGAAAGGCATCGGTGAAGGGGTGAGCGACAACGAGAAGGCTGGTATTTGTTCGGCGTCCGGGTGCGGTCATCCGTATTCGTCGCACCAGCCATTCAATGATACGCAACTGTGCGGCGATTGCGCGCGACCGTGGGAAGGGTTGGGGGTCGGCGGGGAGTTTCACGCCTTCCAGGGTCCGCGATTGGCGGCTGGAGTTTTCTCGCCGGAAGATGAGCAGGCCGCGTACCGTCGCGCGATGGGGCAAGAATGACGAGCGCCGTCATCCTCGCTGTCCTCGTGGCGATCGCAACGCCGCAGCCTTCACCGAGGAGCAACGAGTGAAGGTCGGAGACGTGTTTATGGGCGGCCTTGTCGTCGAGGTGCGCGAGTACGAGTGCGGCCAGGTTCCGGTCGTCGCGTGCCTTTGCGGGCACCACGACATTCAGCATTCGTATTCGCTTAAGCGTAGCGAATCGAAGTGCCGCGTGAAGGGCTGCGCCTGCCTCGAAGGACTCCGCGCGGACGGCTCCTGGGGCTCGCTGGCAAGCCCGACGCTATTCGGAGATTCAGCGACGTGACGGATCCCATCTGCCGCTGCGGACGAGTCAAGGAGCGAGCTGGTCGCCCGGACAGTCCGTATTGGGTCTGCCGACCATGCTTGCGCGAACGTTTGGCGGCGAAGCGAAACTATGGTCGCGGCGGATCGCCAAAGCCTGTTGCCGGAGCGCGCGAGAGCCTGGCGCGTTACCTAAATTCGCATTGGGCTGAGTCCTTGAGCCGCATCGCCGAACTTTTGGAGCACCCGTATTCCCCGTGAGCGCCCCGCAAGATAGTGGAAGGCCGGTTCTCCTGCGTCGAATGCCATGCGCTGCTCCGGTGGGACTACCACGACCATCGGCGCCCAGGATGGGTGCGCCCTTACGTCAATCACGCGAAGGCGAAGCATCCTTGGACGGTTGCGACGCGGCACACAGGGCTAAAGCCTGGGCAGCGGTCGATCGCGCACCCGTTGAGCAGTCAGCGTATTGCTGCGATTATTGCAACGCACCACTACGCTCCCGATGGGTCGTGGGTGTCGTCAATCCGAGAATGTTCGAGCAAAGATGGCTCACCCAAAAAGCACTTTGCAACGATGCAGGAGGCCGACTCGGCGGCGTCCACGCGGGGACGAACCTGCCACGCTTACCGTTGCTCGCAAGGTCACTGCCACGTCGGAAAGCGGTGGGCATGACGCCTGCACCGCAATCGAAAGGAACGAAATGATGACGGCAACCAAACTCATCGCCTATCACGATTCGCAAGTGGAAAAAGACGCAATCCTCGAACAACTTCGCCTGCATGCTGCCGCCGACGAGATCGTCAAAGGTCAGTATTGGGAGCACGGCAAGGGCTGCGCCATCGGCTGCACTATTCACGACTCGGACCATTCGCGATATGAGGCTCTGTTTGGGATTCCCGCACCGCTCGCGTACCTCGAAGATACGCTCTTTGAGGGGCTGCCCAACGGTGCTGCCAAACAGTTTCCGTTGCGGTTTATGGGCGCGATTCGACCCGGAGCGGACCTGGGGGCCGTTCAATGGCAGTTTTTACACCGAATACTGACTGACGAAACGATAAGTCCTGGCATCAACCATCCGCTGGTGAAGCAGGCTGTTTCGGATGTTGCGGCGCTCGTTGCGGCCTGGGCTAAGGGCGACCCGATGGATGCGAGCGCGGCGAGGAGCGCGGCGATGAGCGCGGCGAGCGCGGCGAGCGAGGCGAGGAGCGCGGCGAGCGCGGCGAGCGCGGCGAGGAGCGCGGCGTGGAGCGCGGCGAGCGCGGCGAGGAGCGAGGCGAGGAGCGCGGCGATGAGCGCGGCGATGAGCGCGGCGATGAGCGCGGCGGAGAGCGCGGAGAGCGCGGCGAGCGCGGCGGAGAGCGCGGAGAGCGCGGAGAGCGCGGCGGGCGCGGCGTGGAGCGCGGCGTATTCGCGCATGGCGGACGTGCTGATCGAACTATTGGAGGCGGCGTGATGCCAAACATTCGTCGCCTCAAGATGACCGCCGATCTCGCCGACCGGCTCGACCCTGCAGCCGTAGACCTCGCAATCTGGAAGTGCGGGACCACCGCGTGCGTCATCGGCCACGCCTGCCAGGATGCGGCGCACAACGCCGAGGGGCTACGACTCAGAGACTTTAGGCGCGGCGAGGTGCCCTGCTACGGCGCATCGCTGGTGAATTGGAACGCCGTCGAGTCGTTCTATGAAATAGCGTTGGCCGATGCGTATGAGTTGTTCCATCTCTTTGCGTACTCGGAATGGGAGCGAAACCCTCACGCGGTAGCGGAGCGCATCCGAGCCTTCATCGCCGCGCACACGCTGGTCCCGGCGTAACCAAGATGGAACCGTGGATTTGCCCGCGTTGCGGAAAAGTTTGGGCTGGATGGGTCGCGTCATGCACCTGCGGGCCGGGTTACGTCCCTGTCATGGTAACGGGCTCGACGCTGCCGCTTTGCGGATGCGGTCGCCCTCAGGGCCACGAGAGCGCCACGGACTGCCTCGGCAATCATCCGCGGTGTCGAGCATGACTCCATCGGATGAGGGCAAGCGCCGGGGAACCAGCGCCGCTTGTGACGAGTGCGGCTGTCCCGAGTCGGCGGTCATCGACTCCCGCGAGGCCCGCGAGCATGTGCGGCGCCGCCGCAAGTGCGCCAACGCTGACTGCAGCAATAGGTGGACGACCTATGAGATTCGAGACACCGAGTTCATGAAACTGCGTGGCCCAAACGAGGCCCTAAAGCATCTGCAGCGTTCGTTGCGCGAGATGCAAACCAGCATCGACATAGCCAACGAGATTCGAGAGGAGATTCAATACCGTGGATGAGGGCAAGCGAATGAGCGAGGCGAGAGCGTGACTGAACCCGTAAAGCGCATCCTCCGCAAACTGCGACGCGCGCCGATTGTTAGCCGCAAGGGCATCATCGAGTACCGCAGCGTGAAGTTAACTCGGGCGGAGCGCGACCTCGTGATTAGCATATTGGAGACACCCGATGGCCGATAACGTCGCGGACCTCGTAGCGCGGATTCGCGCGCTTAGAATCCCGCAAGAACCGAACCCCGACGCAGCCGTATGGTCGTGCAAGGTCGGTGAGATTCCACGCAACCTGCTTGCGCCAGCGTCCGATTGCCCAATGAGGGACGCGGTATCCGAAGCCTTCCAGCGGCTTCTAGGCCGAGAGCCTGACTATATCTTTTCGGGTTGGGCGGCAACGCTGACAGAAGGCCAACTCGCCGTCGTTGAAGACCGCGAGCCGGTCTACGAAAAGACGGATTGGGCAACGCTTACGGAAGCAGCCGATGCTCTCGAATCCCTGGCTACGGAGAACGAGCGACTGCGCGGCAAGATCGCGGCTTCAGTTGCGTACTGCATCGAACACGAGAACGCCATATCAAACTTACACGCAGCTACCTGCGATAGTGTCCCCGTTCCATCTGGCGCTATTCGTCGCATCCTTCACGGAAAGGAACCGGTATGAGCCAAGAGCGCGGCAAAGAGCGGGCCAAACAGGCGTATCCAATGTCTGAGTACCACTACGGAAAGACCTATACCGAACGGTATCCGGAAATCGTTCGTTGCGCTCGCGAAGCCTACATTCTCGGCTTTACCGATGCTCTGTCAGAACCGCGAGAGGTGACAGAGGCGATGGTTGACGCCGCGCGGGATGCTTATTACGCAGCCTGCGACGACGACGACCTTTGCCTGCAACCGAAACCGATGCGCGCTGCGCTAGAAGCAGCAGAGAAAGCGAGGGTTGAGCATGGATGACGCGAGAGAAGCGGCGTTGACCTACGCGATGCTGGAACGCGAAACCATTGCGCGAGCGCCGCACCTGGAACGCGCCTTCGTGGCTGGAGCAGAGTGGCAAGCAAAGCGCGATGCCGAGCGAGCCTCGCCAGCCGTTACGGAGCAAATGGTGGAAGCGGCGGAAGAATCCTTGCAAGCGGCAGGGCTTGTTGGAGCCCATGACACTTATTCTGTGCGTCGCGCCCTCGAAGCCGCGTTTGCCCTGTCGGTCAAGGGTGGGGAGGTATCGTGAGGGGCAGCAGGGCTCAAGTCGTGATTTCGGTGCAACCGGGAGACTGCGTACTTTTGGGGACCGCGTCATTAAGTAGGCGCGTCGTCGGCTCATGGGCATTCACGCCAAGTGAAGCTCGCAAAATCGGAGACTTCTTGCACCAAGCAGCGGATGACTGCGAGAAAGAGAAGCGCGATGCGTAACGCCTGGGAGTCGCTATCTCCGATCGAGCGGCTTGGATACCTGGAGTGACCGCCGCCGTCATTTCCGGGGCTATCCTTTTGGCGATCCTCTACGATGTCGTATGGGTGGCTCCGCATCGCCGGCAAGTGGAAGCCTATCTCGGCGAACTCGTGGGGCATGGGAGCGAGTCGAAGGCGCACCTGCTATCGCTTATCGAGCAGAAGAAAGGCAACGTCGTGCACGCCGAGTACCGGCAGTGCATCAAGTCCGATGGGACGGCCAAGAGGGCGTACGCGAGCTTCGACGAGGCGCAAGCCAAGATCGCAACGCGCAACCTCGTCAACCGTCAACACGCCTACCGCTGCCCGCTACACGGGTGGCATCTTGGCAATAATATCGATACCGATCGAAAGCAGCGCGGGAGGGTGGCATGATCGCAAGACCGATGCGTGTTCTAGATAGCATACCAACGCAACAACTGTTCGACCGCCTCGCGAAGTTGCTTCGCGACGGGTGGCGCGACGAAATGATCCAGACGGATGCTAGCGACGCGACAATGCGGCGGGTAATTCCAGCCAGACAGAAACGCGTGCGTCGCCCCATTGGTGGCGTGTGCAGAGAGTGCGGTGCTGCAGTTCCGCCGCAGCTTCATTCGTCCAGATGTGGTCCTTGCCGCGGTAACGCGCGCGCAGCAGCGAGGGTACAAAAGCCCCGCGTCTACTCTGCGATGACCTGTAAGGATTGCGGCGCCGAGGAGCGCAAAGCCGGAGGCAAAGAGCGGTGTCGTGACTGCCAGAGAGCCGTCCTCGTCGTTCGACACGCCGAGTATAAAAGGCGCTTTCGAGCGAAGGCCGCCGGGAAAGCCGCGGCAGACGCGACAAAAAAGCAGCGCCTCGATATACGTGGAACAGTAGACGCAACAGCCGCGTAGCGGCTTTTAGGCCGCCGGTTTCCGGACCGGCGTGAGCGAGGATTTGAGCAATGAGTTTCGGTGACGATCAGCCGGAGCCGCAGTATGACGGAGCACCCGATAACCGGGAGGCTCCGTCGTCGCAATTGGACGATTCCTTTACCGATGATAGTTCCTCGGTCTTGGGGATCGGGCACCATGCGACTCGCGTCGACGGCTTCGAGTGGAACGAACGGCAAAACCGCAAAGAGCGGGCTCGGCTGGAAGCCGCGGGGATTCCGTTTGGTGCGCCACCCCCGGAGAAGGGCCCCTCGAATCGCGGTGCCTATCTCGATGTAAGCAAGGCGATCGACGAAGTCCGCAAAGAGTTCCCCGCTTTGCCAGAGGTGGAGATCGTCCAACTCGGCCGTCAACGAGCGGAAGAAGCGGCGCGGCTTGGGGAGACCGATGCATCGAAGGGTCGTGACGCGGACTATTTGGGCGATTCGGTCACGAACCTCATGAAACACGACGTCGAGATTTCCGGCGGTAGCCGATCGGGTCGCAAGCATGAAGATCCTCCGAACGCCGATGCCATGGCTGATCGCCGGCAGCGCAACTATGACGAGATTCTGAGCGACGAGACGGGTCCGCTGTCCGAGGAGGAGCGCGCCCGCCGGATGCACGCGCGCAACGTGCGGTCGATCGAGGGACGCCGTGGGTCCGGCCGGCCACTGAAGGGCAGCGAGCCCAGGATGAAGATTTCCGGGCGCATCGAGCCGGGCGTCGTCGTTGAGATGCACGAGATGACCGGGATGGGCGTAATCGAACTCGCCGAGCAGATGCACGGCCTACTTTCGATGGCGCGCAACGGCACACAGACCGATGCTATTCTCAATCGGCTTCAAACGCTACTTGAGCACGGCGGCGAGGAATTGCACACGGCAAGTTGACAACGCTCCGCGCCCTTGGTATCCTAAGCGTGTCAGTGGAGTCCCAGGATTTCGCAGACGAAAAGATTCGAGGCCCGGCGTTCACGATGTGGATGGCCGGGTTTTCGCTTGCCCTGGGGCTGATCGATTCGACGTATTCGTCGCGAGCCGGGTCGCACGATGGCCCGCCACAAATCGTGCATCTGCTAACCGGCAACACCGAAAAGCAGTCCGAGACCGACACCGTGTTCGAGGGGATCATGTCCCGCTCGTTCGGTGCCGAACTCGTCGCGGTCTAAAGCCGCATCAACCGCCGGCGAGCTCGCTCGTCGGTGTGTGGCCGGGAGGGGGAGAAGCTGGTTCGACTCCAGCCCCGGTCCAAGAAATGCTCGTCAACGATGGATGCGAACCCGGGTTCGTTGCCCGGCAGCTCCACCAAGTTTTCACCAGCCGCGTGCGTATGCGTGCGGGGCCCGGCGCACACTGGGCCTTCGTGCGTTCATGGAGGCGAGTTATGGCGCGTCGTCGTCCGCTAAGTCGCCGAGCCATCGCCCAACGTCGATATGCTGGCATCGCCAACGAGCACCTCGAGCGAGAGATCGTGACGCAGGGGCGCTTGCGGCGTGCGGAGCTTGCGTTCGATGCGAACGACCCGCGCACAACGGCTGAACTGACGCAGGCTGCACGCCTCGCGCTTACTGGCATCGCCGGATAGGAATCTCCGCTTGGCTTACCCGGTTTGGAGCGTGCGAGAAGACGCGTTCCTGCGAGCGAACTACCCAGTCCACGGTCAATCGTGCTTCAAGGATGTGGCCCTCAACGCCAGGACCTTTACGGCCTGCTGTCAGCGAGTGGCGACCCTCGGGCTCAGAGTCAACGGCCGCAAGTCGTATGTTCGACGGCCAGCGTCGGCGCCCAAAGCGCAGCCGCTCGTTGAGCAGAAGGTTCGCGAACTGAACGTCAGCGAGGATTCCAGAGATCCGGCCGCTGTGATTCGAGCCCGTGCCCGGTCGACGTACGCCGAGATTATGCGACCGAAGCATACCGGCGCTGCGGAGGGGTTTTCGGGTTTGCCCTGGCTGGAATACCCGAAGACGCCGGACACCGCGCTAAAGATTGCCGCCATTTGCGATATGGCTCTCGATCGGGATGATGAAACGCGCCTCACGCTTGGCGCCGTCATGCCAGACGAGGTACGCGCGTGGTGGGCAAGCGTATCGCGCTTCATGAAAGCGCTGGCGCTGCGTTTGAAAACGAAGACCGCCGCCTAACCATTGGAGGGTCGGACCGTGCCGGGAGTGCGCGTCTACCGTCGGTTGGGAGATGCGCTACGCGATGGCTTTCGCGTATACGATCGCACGGAAACCGGCTACCTGATTCGTCGTAGCAACGCCGACAATACGCGGCACGAACTCGCAATTGTCGACTGCACCCTAAGCGTGGAGGACCCCGACCGCGAGTGCTGACTTTCGTATTGTGCTTGCTCGTATGCGTCGGTATGGTTTTTGGATTTGTTGCCGGCCTTCGGGCGCAGATTCTTTCGCGCGGTTGGCATGTCCACACGAATTATAAGGGATGCCTCGCTGCCGGCTGTTATCGGCCCGGCGACGCTATCCCGAGTTTCATCCGAGATCCGAGGTTACGCGCACGAACGATGACCGACGAGGAGCGCTCCGAGCGGATCGTCGCTGTCGAGTTGTGGGTGAAGAATCTCGAGAACGAGATTGTCTACAAGGGCACCAAGCCGGTGGGCTTGTGCGGGAAGGTAGACGACTACATTCGCGAGGCGGCGATCGTCTACGGGAATCGGCAGGTCTTTGCCGAGCAGATTAAGGCGCTGCACGACGCGCAGATTTATCTCGAGGAGTGCATCGAAGCCGACTACTACGGCGTCGAGCGGCCACTCCCGGCATCTAACTTCATTGCTTC